GTCGGCAAGCTGTTTTGGGCTGGAAAACAAACACCCCCCGAGAGAGGGGGTAGCACTTCTCTCATGCGGGCTTGACAAAATCGATTTTATCCCTTTTCAGGCAGTTACACAAGAAGCAAGCACACTTTGTATTGCTGTATGAGTGTGGGCCACCCTTCGAGAGTGGAATCACATGATCAAGAGTTGGAGAGTCTGGATGAGGGCAGCTTGACCCTTCAGACAGGGCAAAGTCACTGAGGGTTTTCTTGCCACATATCCAGCACTTGTATTCATCTCTTTGAAAAACTTGAATCCTATCAACAGTCTCAGAAGGGACATTGAATTTCTTGGCTCTCCTTCTGTGCGTGCCACTTTTCTTTGCCTTCAGTCGAGATTTTTCCCTAGCCAATTCACCTTTGCAGCTTTCGCAATAAAGCCTTCTGCAATCATGGTCATTAGAGACTGAAAAGCGTGAGGTGCATCTATTGCACTGCTTGCTGCCTATGGAAATCAGATCATCCCAAACAGCCCTCATTGGAGAACCTTTTCTTGGCCTCCACTTTCTATTGCCCTTTTTAGCAACCCTTTGTTTCTCTCTATGCCTTATGCCCTTGCATGAAGAGCAAAAAACCCTATTTGTGTCTCCAAAGCACTTCACTGGAATCTCTTCGCCACAGTCCTGACAGTGCTTGTATCCAGACAATAGCCAAGCATCGCGAACAGCCATCTTTCTAGCCTTGGCATCTGCCTTAATTCCGATCAGTGCTTCCACGCATGTCTGGCATGTGTCTGGAAAACGACGGCGACTCTCTTCGGGATAAAAAGCCTCTCCGCAAAGATCGCAGTGCTTCTCTGTGCCGCACCTATGGTCGCACTTTTTCGAGTCAGCCCCCCTTAGTGTCCAAAAAGCGATGCCGCACGACTCGCAAGGCCTTTCGCAGGGTTGGTGGTAATGCCACTCAAAGAACCAGTCCACTAGACCAGACAGAACAGACTTTTCTGCCTTGCGATTGCCCCTGCGAATCCTGCTGCACTCCATTGAGCAGCACCTATCCCAGTGACCATTCTTTTCACATGATTTAAAGTCTTTTCCGCACTGCTCGCAAATTGCCTGCCTCGACCTTTTCGCGTTGCGCTGCGTGAATCCCTGATGGCACTGCCTTGAGCAGAAGTTGTTGTCGATGCCCTTCACCATGCACTTCTTCCGCGAGCAAAGCACCCCGCAGTGATCGCACTTCAGGCTCACCCTGTGGCCGTTTTCGATCGACTGGCATTGACCAGAGCAAAACCGAACACGCTTATCGCCAGCGGAGAAAGACTTGCCGCAAGTGACACAAGTCACCTCAACAACGGGGCGAGGCTTTTTCTTCTGCCTGCGGTATTCCCTCGCGTGCTGGCAGGCCTCGGAGCAGCACTTAGGAGTCGGGCCTCTGCGATTAGCTGGCCGGAATACCGTCCCGCACTCGATGCAGGACTTCTCAGGCCTGACCAATGGCGGCTTGGGTGGTCGCCGCAGGCGGTTTTGTCGATTGTGGTAGACGCCAGCGCACTTCTGGGAGCAGAACCGCTGAAGGCGACGCCGTCGCTCGAAGCTGGCTCCGCACTCGTCGCAATCCGTTTTTGGCGAGCCGGTGCAAGTATCCGTACTTTGCATCGGCGGATGCTATCCGCGATTGCCTGCCGGTCAACCGACTTTGTTCTCATCCATCCTTTTGCGAATAAGCTTTTGTTTCGCTTTCCCTATAGGGCAATTCTTAGAATGGAATCTCTGGAATCTATTCTCAGCATTTTGGGATTCCATGTTTTAGGCTGAGTTACATAGGTTTTTGAACAGGAATGTGGGAATCTGCTCTCACAGGAGTTGTAAAAATAAACTGCCCTATATGATTCTTGCGAAATTCGCTGCTTGCGATTTAAAGCCAATACTCGAAAATGGCTGTCATCATACCCGTACAAACAAAAAGCCCTCTAATCGAGAGCTAGAGGCCTTGCTGAGTCTTTTTGAGGTGGCACCTGATACAGAGAACTTGTAAGTTCTCTGCCGCGTGACTCTCAGATTGCCTAAGTGGCACAATGTGGTCAACTTGCGCCTCCCACCTATCCCCGCAGACTCTCCCACAATGCCTGCATTGCCAATTGTCCCTTACTAAGACTTGGAGCCTGATTGACTCCCAGTCAGGCCCATACCTCTGAGAGAAGCTTGGGCCTTTCTTTCTTCGAGGAGGCTTCTTGGGTTGGAAAAAGCCAAATCTCTCAGGCATCTGACTTTTTCTGCCACTGAGAGTAGAGGTAGCAGGCCAGAATGCCTCCAATCACTCCGAAAACGATCCCGGCAGAGTCTTCTCGACCCCCGGAGATCATGGAGTGGATCATTCCGCCGAAAACGGAGCCTGCCACACCTGTCGCGATGGTGGGAACCCAGCCCGGAGGGGTTTCGCCCTTATAGATAGCTCGCGAGATGCCTCCGACAATCGCTCCATAGATCAGCCAGCTAAGAATTGAGAACACGAGAGCCTCCTTGATGCTTGGGAATGTATGGACAGTTCAAGCATCGCATGCCGCAGCACACTCCACGAGATGCGAGTGCCTCTTTAGAGATCGGAGTTCCATTCATCGCTCATGTCTCCGAGCGTCTCCGCAGCGAACATGAGAGCTTGGGCGACGATTGCGATTGCAATTGCGATGGCTGCGAGGAGTTTCGAGATCAAGCTCCCACCCATGTCCCTGTCGCCTCGTCTAACGTCCAGCCCTCGCCGGGGCATGGCGGGATGAATCCTTGCAAGTCTTCGATGCTGCTCACTGCGCCGCCTCCTCTTGTATCGCCTCGATCTCCCGCCGTCTCTCAACGGCCATCCGCACCACCGCGTGAGCCTCTGCAATCACGCGAGGCATTAGGGCCGCGCACCGCAAGACGCAGTAGGTGCCGATACAGCCGCAGATCAGGAATTCGATGAGGTGTTTCACGGCGACCGCCAGACTAGGTAGCAGAGGCATAGCGTCTGCATTATGGCGCACAGGAGGAAGATCGACTCTTCGTCGGTGACGGCGTAGTAGAGGGTCACGCGATGCCCCACTTGCTCATCAGGTAGCTGATAACCGCATTGCGCTCCGCGTCTAAAAGTCGCGTGTTGTAAATCAGCACCTCGCATATATCGCCATCCAGTTTTGAGACCGCCACTGGGTTATCGCCAAGCATCACCGTCTGATGAAGCGAAGGAGTGTCAATTACGCTAGCCCCAGATCCGGCAACGCCAGATAGTGGGGTCGCGGCGTTTTTGAATGCCAGCAACGCCCCGGATGAATCGATGGTATATCCAGCGACCAAAAGCTCGTTGGCGGTGAACGATGGCCTGCTGGCAGAGTTCACGGCCACAAAACTGCCCGTCGAGTTGCGCGAAAATGCTACCAGAGTGGCCGCAGATCCAAAGACAACTAAGCCATGACGACCTTCTTCTACGCTTGTGGCGCTAAAATCACCGTAGCCTAGCGCCAACGCCGTCCCGTTTGCTCCTGTAACTCGCTGAGACGCAACCACAAACACAGTCATTGTTAGCGAGTTCAGTCCTGAAATGGCACCTGTCTGCAACAAGTTGTTCACGCCGTCAAACCTGAGAACATCGCGTCCGTTCCGAACGCCTGTCTTGCGTGTCGGTCCATTAGATGCAATGGTTGCGTGCGCTGCATTGCCGGACTTATCCTGCCATCTTCTAACTTGCCCATCGCTCGCGACGAGCGAGCCGCCCGAAGTCGCGTCAAAAAGCGAGGAAGCATCGGCAGCGTCTAGCCAGAGTTGCAGACCGGCAATCGTCTGCGGAACCGCGGCGGGCGTGAGACCCCACTTGGCCGACAGATAATTCCGCAGGCTCGTCTGCTCACCGAATGTCAAGGCGCGGTTGTAGACCAGAACTTGATGGACTGTCATTGCTGGGCTGGGCGTCATCACGCCAGACAAACGAAGCGCGCCGATGTGCAAGTCGTTATCTGCCGTATAACCAGTGGCAGAAGGAGAACTTGACGTGCTTGCAGTCACACCAGACGCTAGGTCAAGCGACTGTCGCGAATTGTTAGCGTATACGGTAGTTCCGCTGGAGGTGAACTCACCGGCAATGACGATGCATTCGCTGGCGGCGCGACGGTACGCCGAGATTCCCATTCGGCCGGTCACGCCGTTTTTGTCAACGACGCACGCAAGGTATTCGCCCGACAACACTCCCGACGACGAGTTAACGCCGAGGCCCGAAATTGCGGGATAAATACCAGAAGCCGCATTCACGTTTCCGAACGCAAAAAACACCGCCGTGTTTGCATCCGACGCTGCTGCCGCAACAGGCTTACACACCATCATCACCGTCAACGCAGACAGAGATTGTAGCCCGGCAATCGACGCGGTGATGAATCCGTTGGTGCCATCCAGATACAGACCCGGCAGGCCGCTCTGGTTGTTGAGTTTGAGAAGTGGCCTTGCACCGCTCGTAGCCTGAGTCGCATGGTTGCCTAAACCGCTCATGTCTGCCCAGTAGCCCACCGGATTGTCAGTGCTTGCTGCTGCCGTAGTGCCGTTGGAATTTTGAAAGAGTGACGGAGCAAAGCTGGCGTCCAGATTCATTTGCAAGCCAGATGTAACTGGCAACCACGGCAGGAGCGGTGACCGCAGCCAGTTGTTTTGAGCCACGCATGTGTACTGGTACTTTGAGTCGTAGGCGATCTGTCCCGCCGTGCCTGCGGCATTTTCGGACGCTGGAACGCTAGACCATGTGATGCCACTGCCACTCGCAGCGACGAGTTCCCACGCTGCCCCAGTCCACGCCCAAGTGCGACCGTTGGCGATGTATGTTTGACCTACAGTAGGTGATGCTGGTGGTGTCAGTGGCATGGGCTAGTGGCTCCGCAAGGTGCCGTAGATCGGGAATTTGATGATGTTTGTCACATTAAAAACTTGGTGCAATATTTTTGTACGGATGACCGGCGGGTAGATTGGCTTGCAATCCCCACCGCCACGCAAGGTACGCCTCTACGTTCTGGAGGTCGGCTGTGGTGTAGGAGCCGCTGCTGCGAGCAAAGCAAATCATCTCGCCAATCCGAGAACCAGACGAGAGCGAAAAATTGAAGCTATCGGTTCTTGGCGTCCTATTGAGGGCTCCGATAGCCGTCCAAGTGCCGCCATCGGTAGAGCTTGCTACTGTGCCAAGCGATGTGTCTGAGGTATTGCCGCTGCTCGCGTATGAACCCGTGCCGATCTGAGTGCCATCAATACGATGATAAAGCGTGCCATTGACCCAATCGCAGAGCGAGACATGCACATGCCAACTGGTGTCATACGGTGGTGCTGTGCTGGTTACCGCTACCGCGGTAGATACCGCGGCAGTGCCGTCCGAGTCCAATCGGCGGGAGGTGGCACCAATTGCGTTTTCATTGCGATGCGATAGCTGATAGCGAACCGCGGTGTCATCAGTAGTTGCTCCCTTCCGATTCGCCCAAGCAAACTGGTTTAAGCCGTTGCCAACCGTGCCGTACTTCATCGCCACTGCCATGATTGCGCAGGAGCGATTTCGCAGCATGTCACGGGCTGAATTCTGATCGAACCACTGCGTGCCGCCAAAATTGATCGCATCTAATCCGTTCTGCGCTCTCGCAACGCGAGTCGGTCGCTGCGTGCTAATCGTCGCGCCGCTGCCGTCAACCACATCAGTCGCATGGTTGGCCCCAGCCTTGTCTAGCCAGCGACCGATGCTGCCGCCGTCGTCTGGCACGTTCCCGCCAGAGCCAGCGTTAAACAAAGTGGTACGATCCGCAGCGTCTAGCCAGCATTGCAATCCAGCGAGCAGCGGCGGCGACCACAACGCAAACGGAGATCGCCGCCAGAAGTTGGTTGCAGTGCAAGTGTACTGGTACTGCGAGTCATATGCGATCTGCCCAGCCGTACCCGTCGCCGTGGAAGAAGCTGGGACGCTAGACCAGACGGGGTCGCCGCCACCAGTCGTCCCAACCTCAAAGTAAGCACCCTGCCAGATGTAGCAGCGACCCGTATCAGTCGCAACATAAATCACACCATTTGATGACCCAGTCGCAGGGAACGCCGAGACTGTCGCGGCAGTGATGACCGAACCGCCACCGCTCGCAGCAACAAACTCCCACGCATAGCCAGTCCATGTATAGGTGCGGCCGTTCTGAACGGATGTCTGGCCGACTGCCGGTGATGAAGGGAGTGATATAGGCATGTGGGGTTACCTGAGTGGTTCCTCCTGCAATTCTTCGATCTCTCGCCTCCGCTCAACGGCCATCCGCACCACGGCGTGAGCCTCGGCCAAAGCTCTGGGCAACACGCTCGCAGCCCCGCCATAGGCAGTAGGTGCCGATGGTGCTGCACAGCAGGAACTCAACGAGGTGTTTCACGGCGACCGCCAGACTAGGTAACAGAGGCAGAGCGTCTGCATGATGGCGCAGAACACAAAGATAGCGGCCTCGTCGGTAAGGGTGTCGATCATGTGATAGCCCACTTGGAGATCAGGTATTGATCAACGGCTGACCTGTCCGTGTCGGAAAGAGCGACGTTGAAGATGATCACCTCATAGATGTCGCCGAGCAAAAAGTAAGATGCGTCAACCGGCTCTGGGTTGCCTCTAATCGCACCAAGAGACGCACCGTCGAATCCGGAACTGCTTGTAGACGCCGTGACGGCAGATGTGCCGTTCCTATATCCAGTTGTTGTAGAACTGGAAACGACACCAGTCAGCAGCATTGGCGCGCGAGCCGTAAAAGCTCGTGACGTTGAGTATGTATAAATAATGTTTTTTGGCGTTTCGCTCGCATCCGTGCCAAATGCATACAATCCACTGCCATACGTTGTGTTGTATGACGTCAGAAGCGTTCCGTTGTGCTGGCTTCCTTCGCTGTAAGTTGGGTTGCCACAAAAGAAGACCGTAAAAGGGGGTGCGAGCGAAAAAGATGTATTCAGCATTCGCGTGTATGACGCGGTATTACCGGGATGCACGGTCAAAGAGCCATCGCTCGCAACGTACCGCACTGCTCCAAGTCCATTCCGAACAGATGATTTGCGGAGCGGAAAGTTAGAGCCAGATGGTTTTGTGAAGTGATAGCCATTGCCACTTTTGTCTTGCCACCTCGCGACTCCGCCATCTGCCGCAACAAGCGAGCCGCCAGTTGTCGCACTGAAAAGCGAACCGGCATCACTCGCATCCAGCCAGAGTTGCAGGCCAGCAACACTCGTCGGTGCAAACGGTGTCACCGCAGCCGAAGCCGCCGTGTAAGCCCCGGTGCCAACGGCGTTGACCGCCGCCACGCGGAAGGTGTAGGCCGTGCCATTCGCCAGCCCGGTCACCGTCGCACTTGTCGCGGTGCTGCTGCCGTCGCTGAAGGTACTCCAAGACGACCCCGAGTTGCTGCTGAACTGCACCACATAGTCCGACACGGGTGCCTGAGCTATCACGCCGGTAGGTGCAGTCCAAGACAGGGTTGCCTGCGCGTTGCCGTTTGCGACGGTCAGGCCGGTAGGCGCGGCGGGTAACAACAAATCCCACCGGGAGTCGCTTGCCGCGCCACTGAGCGGACCGATCTCTATGTATGCCGCACCTGCCCAGCGATAGACTCGCCCGGTGTCTGAAGCGCAATATAGATAATTGACATTCCCAGTTGCCGGAAAGCCAGCAGTAGTTTCAAAAAACGTCGCGGCGACATTGCCAGTTAATTGCCATGTATATCCAGACCATGTATACACACGCCCGTTTTGGGTGCTTGTTTGACCGACGCTTGGTGATGCTGGGAATGATAGAGACATGGTTATGAGTATGCGGGGAACGCTGCTGGTGCGTGCCACCAGAAAACTTCGTCGCAGAGGGTGTAGTAGAGTGTGGTCATGAGATGCCCCACTTGGCAGCTAGGTACGTGTTAAGCGAGGCCCGCTCTCCTGATGTCAGCGCGCGGTTGTAGACGAGTACCTCATAAATGGTTATCTGCGGCGTAATAAAAAGCACGCCCGACGCCCGGATTGCTCCGATATGCAGGTCGTCGTCTACGGTGTATCCGGTTAACGCTGGCGTGTAACCTGTGGTTGTTGAATACCCAGACTGAATCAAGTCAAGTGACACCGAGTTGTTGTTTGCAAACATTGAACTTCCCGATGAAGTCAAAGTGATTGCCAGTGACTGAGCAGTGTTTGCCGCTCGCGTATAACCACTCGCGCCGAGACGTCCGTTACTAACACCCGGATTGACAACGCCAATTACAATCTTTTCGCCAGAAAACGCGCCAGCATTGCTTCCCGCAAACACGCCGCGTTCTGCGGGGTACGAGCCGCTCGCTGGCCCAACATGCCCAAAACCCCAGAAAGAGGCTGTGTTCGTATCGGCAGCAGCCGCCGAGAGAGACTTGAACACCATTATCACCGTGACGGCAGTCAGCGACTGAAATCCCGCAACTGACGCCGTCAGGAAATCGTCCGTGCCATCCAGCAGCAATCCGGGCAAGCCGTTTTGATTGCTCAGTTTCAGCAGCGGCCTCGCGCCACTCGTAGCCTGCGTGGCGTGATTTCCGAGTCCGCTCATGTCTGCCCAGTAGCCCACTGGATTGTCGGTCGCCGTTGCCGCCGTAGTCCCGTTGGAATTCTGGAAGAGTGAAGGGGCAAAGCTGGCGTCCAGCAACAGTTGCAGGCCAGCGATGGATGCTGGAAAGGAAGGCGTCACCGCAGCCGATACCGTCGAATAAGCCCCCGTGCCTAAACCGTTCACCGCAGCAACGCGAAAAGTGTACGCCGTGCCGTTGGTCAGCCCGGTCACAGTTGCACTCGTTGCAGTGGACGCCGAACGGCTAACGGTAGTCCATGACGAGCCAGAATTTGACGAATACTGAACGGTGTAGTTTGTGATCGGAATTTGTGCCGACACCGTGGGGGCCGTCCATGCCACCGTCGCCTGCGCGTTGCCGGGCGTCGCCGTAACACTTGTAGGTGCGGGCGGCAGGAAATACGAGAAAAGCGTTGACTCTGCTCCGGGCGCGCTTATTTCAACATACACAGAGTTTGTCCAACGAAACGCGCGGCTAGTATCCTTGTCGATATAAATGGTGTTCGCCGCGCCTGTAGCTGGAAAGAGACTCTCGGTCGCGTACTCGTAAACCGATGTAGACCCGCCGCTGGTAGCCAACGCCGTAACGACACCCGCAGACGAGCGATAGAATAGCTTGCCGTCCGCTTGGTTCACGGCGATCACGCCGTTGCCGAGCGACGAAGGCGTGTTGCCTGCCGTGTTCGAGTACGGGTTTCGGACAACGTTTGGCACGGTCAGAAAGTCCCTTGGTCAAACGTGATATTGTCGATCGATCCGCCCGTGATTGACACGTTGCTTGCGGCCTGAGTCGCCATCGACCCGAGGCCGAGGTTCGTGCGGGCCGTGGCCGCATCAGTGAGGTCACTGAGGTTTGACGCCTTGGAAAGTTTGCCGCCGATGCTGTTGCTGATCGTCGTCGAGAAGCTGGCGTCGTTCCCTAAAGCCGTCGCAAGCTCATTGAGCGTGTTTAAGGCTTCTGGGGCACTCGCCACCAGATTCGCCACAGCGGTCATAACGAACGAGGTGTTCGCAATCTTCGTCGAGGAGTCGCCCGCTGTCTGGTTTGGAGCAGTCGGCGAGCCGGTCAGTGCCGGTGATGCCAGCGGTGCATAGGTGCTGCTCGCGGACGACTGCGAGAGGTAGGTGCTGCTGGCAGACGAGATAGTCAGGTAGGTCGAGGCAGCGTTTGCGGTCGTCAGGTAGTTCGCGAGTTGCGACGACACGTCAACCGCAGCGACGGCAGTCGTGACATAAGACTTGGTCGCGAACACGCCGTCGCCGCCAATCGCGATGACCGACGTTGCGTTGCCGTCCTGCCCCAGACCCTTGCCATACCAAACCACACCATCGACCTCATTCACGGCGACTTCGCCGTTCAAGAGTGTTGCGGGCGCGCCCGCGTTGCCCGAGACTCGACGCTTTAACCTGAGACGATTTGCCATGATGCTTCCTCCTTAAAGTTCAAAAATTCTGGCCGTCTAAAATCAGATCGCCTTCGGGTTTGTTCCGCCACTTGTTCGATGAGTATCTCAGCAAGTCGCCATCCGCGACGTTGCTCAACTGCACGTCGCTCGCCGCAGATAGTGCATTACCGGGGGGGCCGATGACGCCCTGCGGGCCTTGAGGACCGATGCCGCCGCCTGCGTTTGCCGTGACGACCGACGAGCCGACGCTCGCGGAAATACTCCCCGACGCACTGACGGTCGCCGTGATCGGCTGCGAGTTGACGGTCGCTGTGATTTGAGTCATGCGTAGACCTCCACAGTGCCGCTGAGTGCCGTTCGCTGCACGCTGCCGGGAGCAGTCCAGTCGAGTTGCCAGCCGTAGGTGCCAGCGGGCAGGGCGGCAGTCTGCGTGTCTGTGAGGGCGATGTTGACCTGTCCTGCCGAGGCGTCTGACACGGTGGTCGTGAATGGCACTACGGTTGCTCCAGTGACAAGGCTTGTCACGCTGGCGGTCACGGTGTAGCCGACCAGCGTCGTGCCGTCGAAGTCGATAAGCGACGAGAAATCATTGGCTCGCTTAAACGCGAGGTTCATCTGTCCCGGTAGCTGACTGACTGTGCTGCTCATCTCGCCGTCTCCTGTTATCAGTCTTCTCTTCGCATTGTACCGAATGCCGGTACGAATACCCGTACTTTTTAACTCACCAGCGTTTTGCGATCTGTTGCCGTTTTTCAACGATGACTTGCCACGCCCTGTGCAGCACAATTAGCTCCGTACCGTAGCCGACCAGAAAAGCGTCAATTACCGGCTTCGGATCAACCAAGCCAACACAGCGAGCAGGATGCGTGTAGCGGTAGTCATCAAAAATAAGAACACCACCCTGCGTCAGAATGAGCCACGCTAACGCCGCATTTTCAAAAACAGCCCGAGCGTCGTGGCTTCCATCAATGTAAATAACGTCAAATTTTTCGTCGCGGGTGGCTGCTGCAAGAAGATAGGGAGTAATCAGCGACTTTATCTTGGTAGCCCGCGATCCCACATTGGTATCAAAACGCGATTCCGTGTCCGAGTTCCACCACGCATCCACGCAAACCAATTCGTCCCCTTGGCGAATGGCGTTATCGAGCGTCCAGACCGCCGACTTGCCCTCAAAAGAACCCAACTCAAGCCACCGCCGCCGCGTGCTAGGCAAACGCGGTAATACAAGTTCTTTCCAAGTGGCAATGTGATTTGAGTGCCAGTCTGATGTAAAGTCTGTCATCCGTCTTCTCTTCGACTTTGGAAATATGCAAGTGCCCTTTCGGCGTATTCTGGCTGAGTCCACTCCAAAACACCTTGCGAGTTAACTCGCAAGGGATACTCGCCGTCGGTCGGGTCTGGCATGTACTGCAAATTACGAGTGACATACTGCCGGTTGTCTGCTGTGCCGTGCCAGAAATGCTGAACGACGTTGCCAGCAAGATAATTTATGCGAGGCGAACAATCCCGCACTCGCGAACGGTATGCCTTATACGCAGTCGTGTCCGCAAAATAATCGTTCGTTCGGCTACAGTGTTGCAGCAAGACGGCAACGTCAGCGTCTTGCATAAGCGTGTACCATAACGCCGTGTCGCTGCCGCCGAGCGGGTGCCGGTCGTAAAGCCCGCCGACTCGCTCAAGAAAATCTCGCCTCGCGGCCCACGCGAAACCGGGGTGATGCGCGACGCCGGATAGTGGTGTTTTTTCCAGAATAGGCTGCACGCAATTGTTTTTTTCTCGCATAGGGCTGGTGTTTGTTTCGTCCAGCCAATAGCACTTCTCGAACGGCTGTATCAAGTCATGCGTGTCTAGCAATAAATCAGTTTTGTTGAGCCAGTGCGGATCGGAGAATTCAATGTCGCCGTCGATGAATACAAGCTTGGGGTGCGTCGTGTGTGCGATCGCAACATTGAAGAGGTTCTCTTTCAGAAACAATACGCTTTGCCAGCCGACATGAATCGTCCGGTGATGCACCTCCGCCGGAAGCACTAGCGGCGGCGCATCTGGGTATACCGCTTCCACGACAACAACTGGGTACTTGGCGTGTAGAAGTTTCTCTACTGTTCGCAGGATGTTTTCACGCGGACGCTGAAAATTACACGGCGAGAAAAAAGCAATTACGATTGCTATGTCGTCTGACGCTGCCGGAGCGTATTGTGGAAATTCAAGCCACATAGTCATCAGTATCCGCAGCCCTCTTGCAGCGTGATTGAAGCGTATGGGCCAGTACCGATAGAGTTGACGGCGGCGACTTGGAAGCTTCCGGTGGAAGAAGTGGCCGCAGAACCGCCCGTGAAGCTGCCACCGGCAGGCCAGCTTGAGTTGCTTCCGCTTGTGGGGCTGACGAGCGTCGTCGGGCCGCTGCTGCCGATTCGCCACAGGTAGCCTGTAATCGCAGACCCACCGTTTGACGCTGGGGTGTTCCAAGCGACAGTGTTTTGCCCGCCGCAGGTCCAATACTCATTGTAGTTTCGCACGTTTGTCGGCGCGCTAGGGACGGTTGGAGTGCCCGCCGTCGGCGTCACCGCACTCGACGCCGCCGTGTAAGCCCCGGTGCCAACGGCATTCACCGCCGCCACGCGGAAACGCACTGCCTGTCCGTTGGTCAGTCCTGTCACAGTCGCAGTCGTCGCCGTCGATGCCGCCGCCGTGAACGTCGTCCATGTGGTGCCGCCGTCAGTGCTGTATTGCTCCCGGTAGTCTGAGACTGGAGCCTGCGATATAACGCCGGTCGGTGCCGTCCAAGAGAGTGACGCCGAGGCGTTGCCTGCTACAGCAGTGAGGCCGGTAGGGGCAGGAGGCAGAAAAAGATCCCAGCGAGAATCGCTGGCGGACAGCACTCCGCTAGAGATCGACAAGCCCGAGCCGACGCGAATGCCACCGAGCGTGCTTGAAGAAGCGGTCGGCAAGGTGTACGCCCCGCCGAGCGTCAGGGTGACTATGCTGCCATTCAAGTCCTTGACAAACAACTTGCCGTCCGTCCAGTTAACGGCGCACTCGTTGGTATCGAGGTCGCTCGTCGTTGGAACGGCACCGGCGCGGTATGACCGCTTGAGTTTCACTTTGTTTGGCATGGAGTGACGCTACCGTTCCGCTGTGAATGTGAATGAAAAGGGATAGCCGATGGGCACAATCGTCATTTCTTGCATTGGCGAAAGGTTTGTCGATGCGGTATATGTGTCATTCGCAACGATGTTTAGCCCGCTGTCGCTGGTGACACGAACCGGGCCTCCGGTCACTGTTATGTAGAAACTGACTAAATGAGTGCCGCTTGTGTTTGCGGTCTTGATCGTTACAGAACCAGTTTGCGAGGTAGTGGTTCGCGTGACGACCAGCGGCGTTGACGAATCGCCAATGCCCGCCACGGTCGCGCCACCCGTGTTGGATGTTACCGACAGGAGCGCGGGGCCGAACGCTACGTAGCCAGAGTGCTGTGCGTATGACCCCTGACCGATTGCGTTCACAGCAGCAACTCGCAGATCGTAAAAACCAGACGCCAAGCCAGTGATCGTTGCGCTAGTTGCCGTTGAGGTGCCGTCAGAAACGGTTGTCCAAACAGCGGGGTTGCCGCCGTAATTATAAACCTGCACCACATAATCCGTTATCGACGAACCTCCGTTTGAAGCTGGTGCCGTCCACGATAGCGTGATGCTGCTGTCACCTCGCACCGCAGACAGTCCTGTCGGCACTCCCGGCGCAGTCGGATTGACGCCTAGTAGCGATTCTCCGCTAGTCACACTGGCTGCGCTTTGCGCTGAAATCACGCAGCGATAGCGGTCGCCGTTATTCGCGGTAGTCAGTCCCGTCAGAGCAAGCGATGCGGAATTTCCGCCGGTCACGCTTGCCCAGCTTGAGCCGCTGAACCGTTGCCACTGGTAGGTGAGCGTTCCGGCAGGGCTTGCTGTTGCTGTGACCGAAATGGTCGCGGCACCCGAGACGGCAGAATGATCGGTAGGTTGCTGCGTGATTGTTATGGTCCGGTCGTAGACGAGCGTGCCGACATAATCGCCGCCGTCAACGTCGCCATTCGCAATGACGAGTTCCCACGAGTTGTTCCCGGCGTAGACATACTGACGCCCGTTCTGCGTCGATGTTGCGCCAATGGCTGGAGATGATGGAAATGAAAATGGCATGAGCAATCACCTTGCCGACTTCGTTTGAAGGTCGATTTGTATTATGAGTCGGGGAACGCTGCCGTGGGCTTGGTAATAGTGCGAGCAATTCCCTTGGTTATGCGGACGTCATCGATATATCCCGACATGAATCTTCCGATGACAAGACGTCCATCTGTCCAGTTTTGTGAAGACGAATACGAAGCTCCAGATTGAAACCCGTCGATATACAATCTCATAGTGCCCGAGACGCGAGTGATAGCAATGTAATGCCAAGCATTCGGAGGCACCGAGCCGCCATTAATGACGGTCTGAGTGATGTCGTGGACAAAAATGCGAAGCACATTATCTTCAGCGTATTTGTATAGCGAAAATCCGCTGCCGCCGTTGTTCGTATCGAAAATGTTAATCTGTGACGCGGCACCTTGGTGATACAGCCAGAGTTCAACCGTAAAGTCACCACTTCCAAACGCAAAACTGGCCCCTGACGCTTCAAGTCGCGAGCTACCGTTGAAGTACGCCGACTTGCCGCCCCACTTCGATTCTGCGTCTGACTGAGTCGCGCTGATTGCCGTAATCTGATTTGCCGCCAAGCTGGAATCGATAAACGTGCTGCCGCTGCCGTCCGCGTGAAGGAGAAAGGTCACTGACGAGAAATTTGGATCGGTTGTCGGCGCAGGCGGGGGGTCGCCCACGACTGGCGTTGCCTGCCCGCTTCCCATCTCAACGTACACACTGCCAGACCACCGAAACATTCGACTCGCATCGGTGGCGATGTAGATCGTGCCACTGGCACCTGTCACGGGAAAACCCGTCACGTTCGCGGCCTCGAAGGTGTTCCCGCCGCCAGCCGCAGTCCACTGACCATCGCCACGAAGGAACGTCGATGCTGAAGCGGTGCCCGAACTGCCAAGCTGGGCGAGCGTTATCGCCCCCGTGCGACCAGAAACGCTAGTCACCGGGCCGTACTTTGCAGCCTCCACAGCGAAGTCAGAGATGGTCGAGGCGGTCTGAGTTCCCGTGTGGTTAGACCTGACGGTCGCATCTACATTCGGCACGCTGCCAAGGCCCACGTCCGACTTACTGACAACAACCGCGCCCACTCGCCCCGCCACGCTTTGGACTGGTGCCGCTGCTGCGGCCCTCGCCGTGGTGTGGTAGAGGTTGCTTCCTTCCGGCACGTCAGTCGTCGTTCCGGGCGAAGGTGAAATCTCAACGTACCCCGTCCCTGACCATCGATAAATTTTCCTCGTATCGACCGCCGTGTAAATCTTGCCAACATCATTTGTGGCAGGGAAGGCACTGAGCGTCGCGTACTCGATGATGTCGTCCACGAACGACGGGAGCATTGACGACGGCACGGTTCCGTTTACAAGCGTTGCGTAGCTTCCTGCGGGCTGCTTGGTGTCCAGAGCAGTCTGCAAGCTGACGATGTCATTTATCGTGTGCAGATGGGTCGATGGAGTGAAGGTTGCAGGAATCCCTGTTAATGCACTGAATGCAATGAGGGGAGTGGCATGTACGTGGTCAGCACGCGACGCCCGGAAGGCCGACCCCGCGCTGGCTGCCCCAAGCGGCTGAGGAGTCTCGTCGGCGAGGTTCGCAACCGCATCTGCGCCGCGTGGGATGGTGAAGTTTAGGGTGACTGTGTTTCCGCTCGTTACTGTGTCGATCTTTGCATTCGTGCCAGACGCACCAGTCGTCACTCCACCCACTTGGACTGTCATTAGCGGTCCGACTTCGCCCTGAATCCCCTGCGGCCCGCGAGGCACGACGAAGGAAATTACTTGAGACGGCGATGTTCCGGTGATCGATATCGATGCAGTGGTCGCCGAGGTCGTCGCAACGCTTCCGACAGACAGAGAGTTGGCAGGCCCGGCTGGACCCACATTTCCCTGCGGGCCTTGCACGCCGGTCGCGCCTTGCGGCAACACGAGCGAGAGAGTCTGAGTCGTTCCTGTGCCGGTTAGTGTGGCGGCTGCTTCAGCACCAGTGACAACAGTCCCGATCTGGAGCTTTGCGACAGGTCCGACTTCGCCCTGAATCCCCTGCGGCCCGCGAGGCACGACGAATGAGATCGTCTGCGACGGTGCTGTTCCGGAGATCGATATCGACGCCGTAGTCGCAGAGGTTGTCGCAACACTTCCTACAGACAGGACGTTAGCAGGCCCGGCTGGACCCACGCTACCCGTCGGACCCTGCGGACCCACAGCACCGCCCTGTGTGTAAGACAAGGCGATAGGTGCAGGAGGTGTGATGTTGACGACGACGTCAGCCATATCACGCGTCTCCCGGCGTCAGGGTTCCAGACAGTACGGTTCGAGTCACGACGCCCGGCCCAACCCAGCGAAAGTACCAACGAAGCCTGTCAGTAGTGCTGAGAGCGGCAGTCTGATTCTCTTGAAGAGAAAGGGTGAGCCTCCCGGCAGCAAGATCGATCGGCGTGATCGTGAACTGAGCCACCTCCTGAGTGCCAGTGATCACGCCGTTAGCAACGCTCGTGACCTTGTAGATGCTCGACGAGAACGTATAGCCCGCGAGGCTTATGTCCGCATCGACGGTGAACCAGAATTCGTCCCCGCGTATGAATTGCAGATTTAAGTTTTGAGGCAGGAGGGCGTAGTCAGCCAATTCACTTCTCCACTGCAAAGGAGGCGTAGGCGACAGTCACAGCGGCAGCGGCTTTCGGAGCCTCGACGTCCATTGCGTGCGGGTCCGCAGACAGAGACGTCAGAACTGCGGTGATCCAAGCCCAGAGTGCGGTCATTTCGACACCTCCACGTGCTGCCGCTGAACGTCCAGACACCACGCCGCAGCTACAAACAGCGAGAACGGGGCGATGATCAACGCAACCACGTAAGTCCACCACGGGACCGGGAAGCGAAACTCTTGGTTATTGATGCTGTAAATGTTTTCCTTCACGTCACCACCCCTGACCGTGGTTCAAGACTTGATGTCCTTCGGCGTCGATGCGAGCGTGAACGATGTTGGCCTCTTGCGGCGGTCGCTCTGCGACCATCATCACCCAGAGAAAACCCTTCGCGACACGAGCGATGAACTTGAGAACTGGACGATCTGGACGAGAAGGCTCAGGCCTGATCGGAGACGCTGGCGACGACGCGAGCCACCAGCCGATCGCGAGGCAGGCGAGACCAGCGATCACGATATTGCGGTCACTTACTTTCATCATTTGCTCCCGGTTGCAGCCATCCGCCATGATCCAAGTCTCGATATGCGAATCCGTTGACGCCGCCGATCGCGAAAGAGTCACCTTGGGCGAGAATCGCCTCGACGTCTTTGCGTTCGATCCAGAAGCTGCCGTCAGGCTGATCGGAGGGGAGCTTCCCACCTGAGACCCAGCGGGTGCCCCAAGAGTTGAGGCATAAAGCACCGTCGCGTGGACGCTTCATTCCGTTCTCGGGAGCGTTGGCAGCGTGACGAATCGATACCAGAGTCATGCAATGCGACCACTGCCCGCCTCTTGGTAAAAATCCGTCCTCGTCTCTGACATTCGTCGCAGCGAAGCCAACGTTGGAACAGATTGGGACGCAATAACCCGACTCCAGTGCGGCACACAACTCTTCCCACGTGGAGACTTGAGCCACCGCACGAGCCGTGTGCTTGTTGGCCTCCTTCGCGAGATCGAGGGGCACGCCGTAGGCACCCCACTGACGAGTTAGAGGAATTGAATATGTGGTGAGGTCAACGCTTCCGTACTTCTGCTTGTACAGGATTCCGCCGATGCCCGGAGTCTTACACTTGCCAGACACCCAGCGGGCTGCGGCGGCACCATAACTTCCATCTGAAAATCCCGCGTTAGTAACAGGAGGCATTCTGCCTGCCGTTCTGCTTCCGCCATAAATCGCGCTAACGTCGCATTCAAGCGGAGGATTCGGCAACTCGCCGGTCGCGTGATCCGTCGCTTGTCCGATATATGACGACACACCCCAGCCGAAGGCGACGCAAGAACCCATCTGCCCTTGATTCCAAGCCTCGAACGGCGTTCCATACACCTTGCGGTGAGCCTGATCAGCATACCGATAGAGGTACACGTCCTTGCCCTTCGCCTTCTTCACGGCGTCTGCACCGGCCTGAGCGAACGTCGGCTCTTTCAGTTCACCGAGGAACTCCTTCAGGCCAGCCGGATTGGGCTGGTAACCGAAGTTGTTCTCCAGATGGTTCGCCAGACGGAACGTCGCCAGTTGCACGAGCGCGCCGATGAACGACACGACGATCACTGTGACGAGAGCCGAGATGGTGAGCTTACTTCGCGGCATCAGCACAAGCCCTTGAGATGTCCTTCATCGCGGCGACCCACTTGGCTCGATCCGCAGGAGTCACAGGCCCGCCGTTGTCGCCGACGGTCTCGTCGAGGTAGGCGTGAATCGCTTCCCTGACCTTCGGCTGACGGGCACCGAGGCTCTCGCCACGTAGACGAGCCTCGCGAGCAGCGATCCTGAGATCATCGAACGCCACTCCCGTCTTCAGTCGAGGACTCGCAAGAGTTCCATCGTAGGCGATGATTTCGCCGATCTCTCCTGTGAGAGCCGATAGCATCTGGGCGTCGGAACCGGCGTCCGGGCCGATGAACAGGCCTCGAAGGACGAGGCCGTTAGGTGGCACTGGCCCCGGAGCGACGTCTTCTACGCCTCCGGAGAAAGCCCACAAGAGCAACGCGAGTGCAACGAGGCACCCGGCTGCGATCTGACGGTGAAGCAGAGTCATTCCTTGTCGCTCCCAGCCACGAGACACAGGGTAAGTTCATTGATCGCAGCCTTCGCCTTGTCGTCGAGCGTCTCGGTCGCGATCAGGCGGCTTCGGACAGCGGCAAGGCTCTCGATCGCACTGCGGTAGCTCGGAGCCTTGGGTGGCTGCGGGATCGCGGGCACGTCGATCGACGGCAGAGGCACTGGCTTGACGGCAGCAGGCTTCGTGGACTCAGGCCACACGAGGAGAGCCACAGCCACGGCGATGATGAGCAGGAAAATCACTTGGAAGCCCTCACGATCGGGATAAGAGACTCGACCACGCCGCCTGCCGCGAGCAGAACGATCGCTCGAAATGTCGGACGGGAAACAAGCCAGAAAGGCACGAAGTAAATTGGCACACACTTGTCGGCGACGGCGTCAAAAAGCGTTGCTACAGCGGCTACAGCCCAGATTTTCTTCTGCTCGCCGTCGGCGGGGATCGAGTCAAGTGCCGAAACGACAAGTCTCAGGAGCGACGTCGCAAGTTCCGCGAAGTCTCCGACACTGATGCCGTCCTTGGCGAGCGTTTTGGCGTGCGAAACATAGGCCTTGACCTTCTCGATCAGGCCCGGAGCGTCGTTCGCGGCAGTGATGGCGGAGTCTGCGACCATTACTCGTCACCTCCCAGACCAGCCCAAGCGACTCGATCGAGGACCGACACGAGCCTCCGGCGGACTTCAGGAGTCACCTCGCCATCGCAGGGGAGGATCGCCGTAATGATCTTGCGATCGATGGCAGAGACAATCTCCGGGTAAAGCGACTCGCAAACCGGCTTCATTCCGGTCCAGATGAACTTCTTGATCGATCGATGCACTTTCGCCCAGTCCGCGACAGTGACGATCGTAGGATCATCGACGAGACCGTCTGCCTTGACGACGTCCCGCGTTGATTCGTAGATAGACTTGAGCCAGAGCCTGTCCGAGATCAGCATCTTGGACAGAACTTGCTCAAGAGTGGCCGTTTTCAGCGTCATTCCCGGTCACCCAGCGGAGAAAGTCAGCACCCTCTTGGGTGCAAAGAATCGCAAAAATGCGGGTTTTTAGCCCTTTTTCGATCGTCGTCTCAGCCGTGTGTTCGAGCCACTCCATCGCTTCGTCGAAGACTTGAGCGCGTGCCCGGTCGTCGCAAGCGGCGAGAAAAAGCCTCGCGTACACATGGATTTGACCCATACGATTCCAGCCTAGCACTCTCCGACGATCACCCTGAAGTATCGATGAGACCTTCGAGAAAGGTCTGAGGGCCAGACTCGTCGTCGCTGGGTCTAACGCAGAAAAGACTCTCTGGAACGACGGCAACCTCGTAGGGGACGTGCTTCACCACGCCGCCCACCCGCCGCCGCTCCCGCTCTTCGTCCGTCCAACCAGCCTGAAATTCGAGGCATTTCTGCCTGATCTCTTCCTCTGAAGGCAGATAGGCCTTCCTGTGGCCGGTCTTCGACCCGTGCCAAGACTCGCGGCGTGCGAGGCCAAGCTGTTTGCGAGTCGTGTCGCAGCGGTCAGCCGATATCTTCAGGGTCTGGCTAATGATCCGGGTCGGCGTCCCCGCGATCCACATCGCCGTGAACGTCGCCGTGCAAATTACTGTCGTCGATCGAGCCATCGGGCATCCTTGCCCCCTCCGGAATCCAGAAAGAAACACATCGCATTGAAGGGTTCAGAAAGAGATTGCCTCCCATAGACTTATGGAAGGGCACGTGTTCGCAGTCTCCTCCGGAGTAAACGCCCATCAGGAAGCTCTTCTCCCTGTAGACGGCAAGCTGACCGAAGGCACTGTTCATCTTCACGGGCGGCGAACCGACGGGCGGGTGCCACAGGTGGAACCAGAGCATGTCCTTACGCTCTTTCCATCCGGTCCATCGACAGGCCCAAGCGTCGTAGTGGCACAGAGTTGGCCTCGACCAGACCGGCGGACCCAACTCGCACCACGAGTAGGAAGCCATCGCTGACGTCCACAGATGATCTTCGCTCTCCATCCGTCCGATCGTGTTCAAGATGCCGCCGACACTGAAGCCTCCCCACGGGTCAGTGTCGAACACGATCACGTAGTCGAAGTCCATCGAGTCGCCGTCCACCCACTTGCGGCAAGCGTTGCGATACTCGGCAAGAGCGAGCGTCCTCGACTCGTGCTTCGTCGAGTTCAGGTGAGGCCTGCCGTTGTCTTGCAGCGAGCAGAACGTGCGTGAGCCGTCTGACCACTGAGACAGAAAATCCTTCGTGCCATCTGTCGAGTCGTTCTCGTAGACAAAGACCTTGTAGTCCTCGAAGCATTCACCAGCAGCCTTCACGTACTGCATTGTGAACGGCAGAAACGGCATCGCATTGCGGCAGATCGCCACGAATGCGACCCTGAGAGACTTGGCCTGCTCAAGACCGACGTCAGCAAACTCACCGTAGTAGTTCGCGAACTCTTCGTCAGGTGGCAGCAACAGGTCAGGGTGATGCTGCTCTATTTCCCGTAGCGATATAGTTGCCATTTGTAATCCACCTCGCCTTCTGCAAGCGGCCATTCGTGAAACAGCACTTCTCCGCTCGTCGCCATCGTCGTCATGTGCGGATAACCAAATAGGCCAGATGACCCCGGCCTGTCGATTGGCCGGTCGTCCAACTCGTGGACGTGAGTCGTCTTGATCGTCAGGGCAGGGTTGATCAACTCAAGCTTTTCACGGCACGCCCAACCGGCTATTACCTGATCGCACCCGACCACAGCGAGCGGCATGTCGATAGTCAGGGCAGGCAGCGAGCCAGCAAGAAAAGCCCACGAGTCCTGCGAGCCGCTGAAGAACTTGTCGTCATACTGGTGGCCTATAAACCTTGGCCCGAAGTGGTTTTCCCATCGGGTAAGAGCCACGAGCCTGCCAGCCTTCTTCAAGCCCCTGAGCATGTACGCCGTCGCGTTGAACGTGATGTCGCTGTTTGCGATCACACACCACTCGCCACGGTATTTCGAGACGCAATGCTCGTGAAGCTCGCTGAACGAGATCGTGCGGTCGCCAGCTTCGAGATACTCGACGCGATCGAACATCCCCGACGTCTCATTGTGCAGTCTTACCCGCTGAAGCTCTTGCCTTCGATGCTCAGACTGTGGGGTGTAAGACTGCGAGACTAGGATCATTCGCCAATTGCCCAACAGTGACCGGGGTGAGACACGAGAGGGTGCGGTATGCGAGTCACTCGCTTGCCGATGCGGGCAAGCTCACGCTCGACGTCGTAGAACGTGTCGTGGCACTCGACTACGAACAGAGTTCGAGACCACTTCAGAACGTCAACGATCCCCTGAAGAGCGACAACCTCGCCGCCCTCGATGTCGATCTTGACGAAGTCTGCACCGTTCCCGCAGGCGTCGTCGAGAGAGAAGCACTGGACGGCCTTCTCTTCGACAACCGGCACGGGAGCCATCCCCTCGCCGCCGATCGGGTGCATTTCGAGGATCGAGTTGTGCCCTGACGACGAGCGGATAAAGAAGGGGCACTCGCCAGTGACGTCAGACACAGCAGCCTTGACGACCGTCAGGTTCTCGATGGTCGGAATCAGCGAGTAGTTTCGCTCGTCAGGCTCGAACGCCACGACCTCGTCGAACATCTGGCACAATGGCACAGCCCAAGTTCCTACGTTCGCTCCGACGTCCACAGCAAGAGACTTGCTTTTTAGTCGTCCGATGCCGCTCATCACAGGCTCGGTGAGCCAGAATTCAACGCCAGTCATAGCCATGTCCTCGAAAAGGAAGGTGCCTCGATCCCGATGCTAACTGCCGGTCGCCCCCGGCCCGCCTCGCTTCTTCCGCGAAGGTCTCTTCTTGCTTTCTCCTCTGGACTCCACGTCTTGCGAATTTCTGCCGTGAGACGTCTGATCTCTTTTCGACTTGGGTCGAGATGCGATGCCCTTTCTGGTCTTGGGCCGAGATCGATTTTTCGGGCAATGCTTCGGACAGTTGTCGGCAATAGCTTGAGATGAGTCGCCATCTCCGACACCTTCGCTGACCCCCAATTCGACTTGAGATACTCGAACATATCCGTCGCGTCCCGCGTCGTCAGGTCGAGTCGATTTTTGATGTACTTGATCTTGGTTTCCCGCTCCACGAATCAGCCTCCAGAAAAAAGAAAAGATCATGTGTGCTTTCCAAGAGTGGCCCACCGCCAGCCTGCCTACCCGACAGACCGGCGGCGGGACCACCGGAGGGGACGGTCAAGGTGCGAACTGCTGCACCCAGTAAATTTTTCCGTCGCGGCCAACAATGCCAGCGACTCCGATGCGAGAGTTGTGCCTAGACAAGATGTTGGCACGATGACCCGGAGAGTTCAGCCACGTGCGAACAACCGCAGAGGCGTGAGGCTGACCCATCGCGATGTTCTCAGTCGCACCTGACGAGTGAGCGAAGAAGCCCTCGCTCGCCATTCGGTTCGCGTGACGACGAGCGCGTCCCATGAGACGACAGTCAATCACGAGTTCCGGCAGACCGGCCTGAACACGTGCCTGATTAGTCTCCGCGATGACCTGAGACTCGGCCTCGGTCAACGTGTTGCAATCGCCGCCCAGCACTGCCAGCAAAAACAAGGCAAACATAAGCCCTCCTTGGCTTTAAGAGTTCTGAATCCAATCGCTACCCTGACGCTCGTAAAGACGAACGTCTCGACAACCCAACGCAGTCGCAATAGACACGCACTGCGGTGAGAAGACTGCCAATGTTTCCTGTGGATTGATGTGACCGTCGGCGATGAGCAGACTCGCTGCCGCTCGTGCGAGACCGCGACGCCGGTGCGGGGGGTCGGTGAATCCCTCTAGCGTCTGCATTCCTCGCCAGTAGTGCGTCGCCGTCCATGCCGCCACTCGCTCCTGATCCGTTCTCACGATCGACACCGGAGTCGTCGAAGTCTTTTCCTTGACCTCGACCTGAAACTCCGAACTCGGCTTCGTGAGCCTCGTGATGATGATGTCAGCATCAATAAGGCTTAACTGCCGAACCGTCGTCGTGAACGCTCGCATAAGGTAATCACTTCCGTACTAACGTCAAGCAGTTTTTTTCTTGATTGGGACAAGTTTTTTGACGCCGTCGATGATCTTCCACTCCCAGTTTTTGGGAGGCTTTCCCGGCGGCTCTGGGGGCCAAGTCTCACGTGTTGTTATCGATCCCACGGCGTGCCCTCCGTGAACTGATCGAGAGGAATGTGGCAGACCGGCTCGATGTCTGCCGGGTCTCTGGTCTGGGCTGTTCGTCCGCCGTACCTGATCCAATCTGGCGAAGTCTTGCAGAGGTTCGCACTCTTGATGACTCCGCAAGAGTCAGCCACCACGAAGTACGTGTCGGTTCCGGTCGAGGCCTTCAGACCGGCTGCTGCTCGAAGCTTTAGGACGCTGATCATCACGTCCGGGTACTGGCCCCATGTCATCCCCGGACGGCACTTGATTTCCAGCCACGCCACGAGCCTGCCATCCACCGTGACCATCGAGTCCACGCCGTAGCTCAGTGGCACTTTCTGCACCTCGGCAGAGAACGTCTGAGCCACGTAGCTGCGGACCGCCTCCTCGTTGCTCAGGTCAGCCTGAGTCTCATACATCGTTCGCATCGAGAATCCTTTCCGCCTCAGCCTTACTAGTAACCACTTCCGCGACGGCTCCGCCGATCTCGCGAATCTCTTTCATCCTCTGCACCTGAAGCGGACGAGGCTTCTGCCCCGGTCGCTTTACTTCCATGAACACCGCTCGCCCATGCTTGACCGTGAGTAGGTCAGGAACCCCAGCCATCTGCATCGGCCCGCCAGCGATCTTGAACGTCCACCACCCCTTGGCTTTCGCGAGAGTCACGATCGACTTCGTGATGGTGCTTTCGAGTGTCATTTCAGGACGTGCCAAGCGTTTCGCCACTTCGAGTCTGTGCGAAAAACCATCTTGTGCCTCGATAGCTCGATCTCATCAATTGGCACCACCCAGAAAGACCTCGTGACGAGACTGACAAAAACAAACGCATCCAACTCTCCGTCTTCGTACTGAGCATTCTGATCGTCTGGCCTCTGCCGTCTGCAACCCGCTCGACGACGAACAGAGAAGGTCTCCGACAGAGCGACTGGCCTCGGCTTCTGCATGTAGACAGTCTTGACTTGAACTCTGCACAGCTTTGATCCATAAACCGAAACGATGTCATATCCGTGGTCGTCCTCTGGCCTCGAAGGTGAGATGCCGTGAATGAGCATCTCGGCAGACGCTAAGAGCCTGCCTGCCTCGCCCGCTGCTCTCGGAGACATTCATTCGCTCCTTCGATAGCCCAGCCGTTGAAACAACGACGACAACTTCCGCATACACCAGTGATGTCCTCGTTTGCGTTTAAGGGGCAATCGTTTCCAGACAATTCATCGCCCTTGGGATCGTAGCCGTCGCGGAAGATCACCGGAGCTACGAACGGGTCTGGCGGAGTCTCGTCCTTGTCGCACTGGTAAGACCAGAACCATTGCAGCCCAGCCGGAGCCAGCTTCCGCATCTCTTCGAGCCGATCCCATGAAGACTTGTCAACAGAGAGATGCACGTAGACGTTTTCGCGTGGCCTGATCCGGGCGGCGAGCTTCGGCTTCCTGCTCACGACCCACTGCGGGATCGTCGGCATCAGGGCTGAGGCCCAGTCGATGCACGTCACGCTGGCTTCGACCAAGTCTCCGCCGCCGTTCCACCTGATGTAGTCGAGCTTCAGTCGAGCGGCCCAGTTCGCAATCCGCCCGGCGGTATCTTCAGGTGCTGCCTTGATCGAGTTGAGCAGCCTGTGCTGCTTTTTGAGCGATGCCGTCCACGTAGACGGACCCTTCGCAAAGTAGCAAGTCTCGCCACAGACGGTCGTCGGCGTGCATGTGCCGATGATCGGGACGTTCAGCGAGTGGCCGGTGACCTTGTTCGTCGAGAACGGGTTCTCGCCCGGTTCGAGCAGATCGGTGTAGGCGATGTGTTTCTTGGCGAGGGTTTTTACGGACATGAGGCTTCCTTGCCTGCCTTGTTCTTCAAAGACCATCTCTGAAGAGTTGGGTGCCCGTTCTCTGAGCGAAGCAGCGGGCAGAATCCAACCAAGCTTCCGTGCGTGTACTCAAAATCCCATTCTTTATTCAACATTGGCATGAACCTGTGAATCAGGTTCTGCTCAGCAAGAGTGAGCATTTCTTTATCAACGGGAACAACAGCCACCTTGTCGCCGTGCTTTATCTTGTGGTGCGATCTCCACCGTATCCCAATGTCGACGCTTTTTCCTATATAGACCAAGACTCCGCGACGTGATGCGAAGTAGATGCCGCTTAGACCCCTGTACTTATCTTGAGCAACGGCGAGGTGTTCGTAAGCGGCAAGCGGCGGGGGGTTAAGTGACGGATAGAACTCGCCCGGAGACAGTGACGATTCCTCTGGAGATGGTCTGCTGATCTGGGATGCAGTCCGATAGAAGTCGCTCTTTGCTTCGGCAAGTGCCTGCTGCTGATCTATTAAACTCTGCGTTAACTGCTCCGCCTTAGTTGCGAGCTTTGACGTGTTCCTCTCAAACGCCCCCAGCGAAGATGTAATTCCAATCGCTTTCCATAGTGCATTCTCGGCTCTGGTGGTTGCGTGCTTGCCGAGGAGAATATTGAGTTCAGATAGATCGAACAGGGACCACTCGCAGCCTTCCTTATTGCGAAGCGGAGAAAGATGGTGGCTCGGAGGAGCGAATAATCGCACCGTTTTCACGAACCTGTATTCAGCATGATGACGGCACCATACACCCTCACCGTCAGCCATAGCTTGAAACTGAAACCCATCGACTTCTTCGCAGTTTACAACAAAGTAATTCCTTGGATGACGCTCCGAGAGTGCCAAAACATCATCCGCCAATTCTTGCGTAATAGCGCGGCGAAGCGGTCCGTTTTCAAAATCGCGCTCAGTGACGCACGGTACTCTGGCGATCATGTCATCCTCACGTAAATCGGCCCATTCGGCCCCACGTAGCAACCAAGGGTGTTAAACTCAAGGCACTCTTCAGCACCCTCGTGCGTCATCCCGTCACGCTCGACGAGAATGTCGACGCACTTCTGGATGTCATAGACGGCGACGTGAGCGTGATGGTGATTGACGGTGTAGCCGACGAATGCCTTTTCGAGGCCGTCGGCGAGTAGGGCGTCAGGGTTGATTTCTGCTAAGTCGTCCATCATGTGTATTGGCCTCGTGACGTGAGGCAGACGGTCGAGTCACCAGCGGAAGAAATGGAGATCAGTTGCACCGGCCTCGACTGCCGAAGTTAGTCGCCACTCTCGGCACAACGACCAACGGTGCCGTGATTGGCAGCACACTTCGGGCGACCTGAGTCGCCGCACGGACATGGTGGTCCGATAATTCTGAACTCTTGGCATCCGCACTTCTCGCACGGGGCATTGGACTTCTTCTCCGCGTTGCAGCGGTTGCACAGCCGCTTCACGTCCGATCCGCCAGATAGTTGTCCAGACCGATCTGGTCGATCACGAGACGCGTGGCCTCGATCTCCGCCATGCCGTCTTCGCTGCCCTTCAAGAGATCGGCGAAGATCGCCGCCGTCTCGGCGTCACCGAGACCGACGCAGAGCGTGTATCCAGACCTTTCGGTGTTTGCTGCCGTCTGGTCGAGCGTGTAGTTCACTTCGAGGATCGACTCGAAGTCGTGACGCGGCCACAGAGGCTGCTCGAAGTCATATGTCGGCTGGGCGTCGAAGAACTCAAGACGCTGGACGACCTTTCGGGCGTGTTCACGTTCCTCTTCGGCGTAAGCCAGAAACGCCTCGCCAAGCTTCTTGTAACCCCACCGCGTGAAGTGCGCGGCCTGAGACTCGTAGAGGAGAATCTGGGTCCAGTGATTCCGGAGTCCAGCATTCAACGCTTCGACGACACCATCCATTGGCTTGGGCATTGCAAAATCCTTTTTGCGAGGGTGAGGCGATAGTGTCCGTACAAATCAATTCGTGTCAAGCCATTTTTTCGCGGCGTCCGAGACGGCAGTCCGCTTCGAGACCGTCACAAGTGACTCGATGTACCAGCGACCGCCAGCCGCAGCGATCTCGTCGAAACTCTTGCCGTCGAAGCGTCCGCCACGCATGCGGAACACGTCCGACTGCTTGCGGTCTTCCTTGTCGAGAAGGCCGGGGATCGGATCGACGAGCCACGAGTGCAAACACCACCAGCCGCACATGACTAGCCACTTTGTGCCACTGTCAGTCTTCCTGATGTCAATCAGATCGAGAGTCGTCAGTCCGCAGCGGTCGCAGGCGTAGTGGCCGTCGATGCTGGCGAGGTATCCGGCGGGCTGCTCCTCGACCGCAGGCTCTCGGTGAATCACCGGCTCTGGAACAGCCTTCTTTCGAGTCTGCTTTTTCTTCTTCTTGCCGTCCTCGTCCTCGATTGGAGACGTGTCGAAAAGAAAATTCATGCTGGTATCTCCATCGCGTACTTGTCGCCGTCGTTGACGATCCACAAGTCTCGCCGGGCACGTGTCACGGCTACGTAGTTCACGCGACACTCTTCGTCGTGAAGCTCATCGATCGCCTGCCTGCCTCTCTCCACGGCAGGGCTGGAGACCGTCGAGAGGATCACGGTGTCGCCTTCGCACCCCTTCGCGCCGTGAATCGTCGAGAGTCTGACTTTCGGGTTGCACGCCGTCTCCGGGCCAAACTTCTTAGCAGCCTCGACCCACCTCTCGGCCTTCTTCGCGTGAGACTTGTCGAGGAATGCAGGCCAGCGTCCCTCGCGAACGATCTGGGCGAACGTCTCAGTGGCCCCGGCGAGTGCGAAGTCCTCGTCTACCGGGCGGATGATGTCGACCTGAGATCGAAGACCTTTCTTCCATGCCTGCTTCTCGCCGCGAACCAGAAGCGGTCCGACGTCCTTGTCTGCCGCTTGGATCATCGAGATCGCGTTAGCCCAGTCGTCGTGATGCACGACCTTGCCATGCTGCAAGTTCCATAAGCAAGAGTATCCAGACATTTCTACAGCACTTCCGACGCGGTCGATCCACGTGTACGGGATGCCCCGGCTGCGGAGGATGTCCTCGTACTCGTGAAGAGCAAAGCCGCACCTTCCAAGGATCAGGACAGACTCGTCAGACTTGATAGCAGCGATCGCCTGCTCAGGTGAGCCAGCCCGTCGGACGTGGCCGGAATGTGAGGCGGGCTGAATGTGGCGATCACGGTAGCCGTGACGCATTCTGCGAATGCAGCGTTCTCCTAGCTCCATCACGACAGGCGGGCATCGGTAGGATCGGGGCATGACAAACTCCTCGGCATCCCAGTTCAGGAAGAGCCTGTAGTCGCTGCCGTTGAAGCTGTAGATGCTCTGGTAGGCGTCCCCGCTCAGGAAGACCCGCTCGACGAAAGGGCTTTCGGCCATCCGCCGACAGACTCGATCGACCAGAACAGACGAGTCTTGAGCCTCGTCGATCGCCAAGGCCCGGATGCTGGCAGGAACTTCCCCCTCCGGATCGACCTCCTGCGGCCCTTCGATCGCGAACCTGATACCGGCAAACCTCGCGATGATGTCCGTGTAGTCCGCACGGCCTTCTCGCCGCTTTGCCTGCTCGTATCGCTCGACATAGCGGCGGACACCTGACTCGTCAGGCACACGCTCGCCAGCGACCGCCCACCGCCGCAGGACGCTCTTCAGGCTGGTCATGTTGGCTCTCGCCAAGTCCCACGCTTTCAAACCTAAAGTCAGGCCGTCGTCGCCGTCACCGGAGACGAAGCTGACCTCCCGGCTGCGAGGATCGAATCGGGTGGCGACCTTGCCTCCGACAGCGTTTCCGATCCACTCAGCACCCTCGCTGCCTTCGAGCAACTGACCCTCCTCGATGCCGCACTGACGGTGAGCGACTGAGTGAGCGGTTCTGAACCAGCCGTGCTTGGTCAAAGTCTCAGGATCGCATCCCCACTCCGCCGCCGCTCTCTCCGAAAGCTCCTGACGCCCCGCTCGCGTGAACGTGCAAAGCCCGATCTCGTGGACGCTCAGACCGAACTCGACTTTAGTCTCACTCAAACGATCGAGAATAAGACGGGTCTTCCCTGTGCCGGGACCGCCCAGATGCCTCTCTACCCTCCGCATATTGCCTATCTCCTTGTTTTTGGAATCTGAGGAACCTGATCACGCTTTTAGTAGATTCCCTCTATAGGGCAACTTAAATTCTTTGTTTGCAAGACTTTCGGTTTCAGCCTTTTTTAGGAATGTAGGAATCTGGTCTGACAGGAGTTGTAAAAAAAAACTGCCCTATAGAGAGATCGCACATTCCTACGCGCCTGTCAGCCGATCGAGCGCGGCCATGTGGGCGTCGGTCCATACGATCCACCGATTCGCCTTCCCATTCACGGTGAACTTCTTGTCAATAAAGTCTTCGAGGCCAGCCTCGTGGAGGATATGCCGTTTGAGCTTCGTTTTCTCTTTTAGCGTGGGGATTCCAGCCTTCGCGGATCGCCACGCGGCAGCACACAACTCGTTCCATTTGAAATAAAGGCTCCACGTGCCATCCTCGCCCTTGATCCACTTGGGGGTGCCATCGGGGCAGGGGAGGACTTCCTCGTCGTCGTCAGACCGCGAGAAAGGCCTCAGATAGGCGATCAGGAAGGCGGCGTGCTGACTCCACGAGCAGGCATCCACTGAAGGCCACTCTTCGTCAGCCTCTTCGAGGAGCTTGCTCATTAGCCCTCTCACGTCCCTATCGCCGTCGTCGTTCTGGATGGTGTACCCAACCCAGATTTCATGCCAGCGTGAGTTGTGGGGGTCTCTCAGGTTGATCTTCCCAGAAGCCGCCAGAACAGCCGCAGCGACGTCCTTTGACTCTGGGAACTGACGAGCGTCGAGACTGGCACTGATCGTCCGCCCCTCGAAGGGGAACCGCAGCCGATACTCGATCGGGTCGGAGTGAACGACAGTGACCTTCCATTCTCCGGCCTCGTACTCGCGAGTCTCGGCGTCCCACCTCAGACCGTACCTCTCGAAGAGTCTCCCCGCACGCCTTTCGGCAGCACGGTCCCGGTAGTGATTGAACTGGTCACCGGCAATCCGCTCGACCTCGTCCTCTGTCTTCGCAGGCGAGCAGAAACGCTGATTGCAGGCCGACAGGATGTTGGTCAGTTCCCGTCTGTCGGCGTCGGTGAAGTCCTTAATCGTGCGAGCAAGACGAGATGCGTAGCCAACGAGAAACCCGTGACGTCCACCCGCAGTGACCCGACGATCGTCGCGAACGACGTCGATAGCCTGCACGATCGACCCGGAGCCGCCCTTCTTCGAGTTCGCCTTCACAGCCGCCTTGAACTCTGGAGGCAGCGGTGCCGGTTCGACTTCCTCCGGAGACAGGCCGGGAAGCCACAGGTACTGAATACCTGTGCGGTGCCACGACGATGGCATGACGCTCTGTGCTGCCTTGCCTCCGCCGCCAAGTCTCACCTCTAGCTGATCGACCTTCACGACGCCAACGTCAGGAAGTTCGTCCTCGTACCTGAAAATCCGGTGACAGCCTCGTGATGCCCGGTAGGTCGGAGTCTCGATCGTGTCGAGTCCGTATTTCTTGAGAGTCTCCTCAGCTTCCGGTCCGTCGATCTCGACGTCCACAATGCCGCTGGCCTTGCCAAGTCTCACACCGACGTTGACACGCATGTTCTCGTTGTCATCGCCGTAGTGAAACCAGTCGCTGATCTCGTCCTCATCGTCCGTCGCACGAGCAGGCCAGTCTGCACCACCAGCCGGATGCTTTCCCGGCGTGCCGCAGTCTTTCCCCTTGTGGCATGTGCAAGTCGCGTTGTCGCGAACTCCAAACAGCCTGACGACCTTCCAGCCCTTGCGTGCAACAGCCGCTGCCGCCTGAAACACTTCCTGTGCGCGGTACTCCACGAAACCCTCCTTGGATTAATGAAAAATGGTGAGAAATGCCCGGCCGGAGGGGACAGCCCCGCCCCGGCCGGGCGAAAGAAAACAAGTCCGTACTAGAAGGGCACCGCGTCGGTCGAGGCCTTGCCCACGTACTTCTCAAGCGAGCCACGCAACTTCGGCGAGACTTCGACGAAGTAGCTCCGGAACGCCTCGACCATCTCGGCAGGGGCCGGAGACACGAACTTCGGCACGACACGGCTATAGTTCGCCTTGCCGCCCGTGACCTTCTCCAGACCCAGCGACACGATGCACTGGTACGGCTGCACGCCCTGACCACGCAGCTTGCGAGCGAAATCCTGCACCTTCGGACTCGAAGTCTTCGAGAGCCGAATGAACAGGGGAGCCGACTCGCCCGGACGAAGGATGCCGATCACACTCGTCGCGTTCGCACGCGGCGGGATGTTGCGGTCGCCCTGCTTCTCCCAAAGGAAGTAGCTGATCTTCGAGCAATCGTAGGTATCCGTGCCCGCGATCCGTGCCGCCTCGATCTCCTTGACGTCGAGATCACCGGCATCGTCGCCGATGATCGTCGCAGTCTTGCCGTCGAGACTCCGCATGTAGGGCGAAGACTTCTCCGCCGCCGTCCCTTGATGCGGCCACAGATCGTGCTGCACCTCGCTTAGAGCGACGATCACACCCGTGATCTCGCTCTCGACCTGATCTCCGAGGATGGTCGACCATGACCACTTCGTCACGCCTCCCCCCGGAATTTTGACAAAAGTCTGCTCGGAACGGCGGAATTCGCTCCCGCTGACAGACAGACCGAAACTACCAACCGTCGCAATGGCATTCGCCATGATTCATCCTCCTAACAGCCTACCGAACAAATCGAGTCAGACAGTCCGACTCGATATCAACCCAACTGCAACACTTGCTCCGCGTGATACTGGTCAGGCACGTAAACGCCCGTCTCGCGACGGTGCTTCATGTCTGCCAGAGTCTTCTTGATCTCGTGTCGAGCGTTCTCGATCGCCTCGTCTTCAAGGCTGAACACAGCCACGTCATACGGTGCGAACGTCTGCACGACGATGAAGCGGAACCGGAACGGCTTCCACCCTGCGGCGATCGCTGAATCCAAGTACCAAGCCGCTTGCCAGTCATAAGCAAACTCGCGGAACGAATACTTGAGCTTGCTGAACTCGCTGCTCGTCGTCTTCAAGTCAAACCACTCGTCATCATTCAGCCCGTCAGGCCGTGCCTTTCGGTCGTGCCCGTCCTCGTCCTTCCAGAACACGCTGTACTGCGTGTGCTTGATCGACTCCAGCAACTGGCGTGCGATCTTGTGTTCACGAAGCGACTCGATGATGTCGGCGATCTTCACGAAGTCGCTGGCACTGCACTCGATCGCGTCAGACGGGAGACTTGCCTTCCATTCAAGAAAGGCATTGCCACGCCGCTGCCCGTTGCTCGTCAGCACGCCCGGCGGCGCGACAGCACACCGGCTCCTCCAGTCGAGGCCACGAGCTTCAGCCTCGAAGGCCACGTCCACGAGCGTCCCGAACGTCGTGCCCGCGTTGCCCTCGAAAAGCTTGCCACCCTTCACTTCCTCGTAACGCTGCGCCCTCCCGCCGCGAACGCCTCGATACCGACTCGCCTGCGACCGCGACACGTGCGACTTTCGCCCGTGATAGTCGTCATTCGTCATATCGGCAATCACTTCCAGACTATTACTCATGCGCCAACCCTCCGTGTCAGTCTTGATAGAACCTCTTCAACCACGTCCCGTTTGTTTTGCAACGCCGCGTAGATCGTCTCCTCGACCGTGTTTTTCACGACAAAGTGGTAGTACCGGCACGTCTTTGTCTGCCCCGGCCTGCGGAGCCGGGCGAGGCTTTGGTCGAAGTCGCCCAAGCTGTGCGAGACGCCGTAGTAGCAGCAGTGACTCGCTCTCGTGCAGTCGATACCCGCACCGCCAGACTGTTGCTGGATCACGATCACCTCAGTCTCACCGGCCTGCCATTGGGCAAGTTGATTCGTTCCTCCGCGAAGCTCGCTGACTTTGCGTCCGCTCTTGCGGCACTGACTGACGACCTCCTCGATGTCTTTCACGAATGAGCAGAAGACGATGAGCGGCTCGTCTCGCGGGAAATCTTCTAGCCAGTCGGCGAAGATCGAACTCTTAGCAGGAGTGCCATCGATCATCGTGAACTCGCTGCCGCCGTCGATCCGGGTGTAGCCAGCCGCCGCAGTGCGAAGACGGCTGACGACGACAAGCTGGTTCGCAGCAGTGACAGGCTCGCCGTCGATAAAAGCGATCATGTCGTTTTCAAGCGAGTCGTAGAACTGGCGAGTCTTGCCTGTGATCTCCACCTCGATCACGGTGTGGATCGCTTCCGGCAGATCGAGGACGTCGTCGCTCTTGACCCGATGCACGTGCTGGTCGATCCGCTCGCGGAGAGCGTCGAGGCCTTCCTTCCGAAAGGAGGTGATCCAGCCGGGATATTTCGGGTGCGTGTTGGCGATCCGGTTCCTGAACGCCGGGTACGAGCAGCCAAGAATCTCGGGGTCAAGAAACTTGAGTTGTGCGTACCAGTCGAGCGGGTCTTTCGGAGTCGGAGTGCCTGAAAGACAGAGCCTCTTGGCCTGCGGCTGACGCTCCGCCAGCTTGCAAAGGAACTTCGATGCCTTGCCGGTGTGAGACTTGATCCGGTGAGACTCGTCGAGAATGATCGCGTCCCACTGAGTCCCTGCGATCACTTTCGCGATCTCAGGTCGCCAGACGGAGTCGTAATTGATCACGACGATCGTCGGCTCGTCGCTCGAAAGAGCCTCTTTGATACGCTCGGCCCGCCTAGCCGCCGATCCTTCGACGACTAGGCAGACCCGGCGAGAGTCGCCCGATGATGCGACCTGTGCGATCCATGCTGGTCCGACTGCAATCGGGCAGACTACGAGCGTGTTTCGGCATCCTGCCGTCGCCAAGAGGGCGGTCAGCGTCTTGCCGCAGCCCATTTCGTGATTCAGATATCCGTATAGGCGTGCGAGAAGCCACGCCACCGCAGCCGCCTGATGCGGCCACGGCTTCTTCCTTGAAGCCATGCGTCTGTGTATCCGTACTATTTGTTTGTGGATCGAAACTATACCGAGACGATGCAATCCTGCAAGCAGATTTTTTTCATCTTCTCGATTTCCGCCTCGTACCTCGCGACACACTTCTCCTGCTCAGCGGCAAGCCTTGCGATCGCAGAAGCAGCCGCCTCCGGCTTTGTCGAGTAGAGATTCGATTCTTTCTCGACGATCGTCGGGTGGTTCCGTGCCTCGACAACCACGCCCGCCTCAGTCACGGCGACGACAGTCCTTTCGGCAAGGTACACGTATGGTGAATCGTGTCCGTGCGAAAAAACAGTCGCAGTCCAAACTTTCTGTCCAACGTCCATGTCAGTCTTCCTCGTAGTAAACAGGGATAGCTACCTTCTTCAGCCGACAACGCTCCTGATCGTCGGCCATGTTCAGTGCCGTGTAGCAGCCCTCAGCCTGCTGCCAGCACTGGATTGACATGCACCCAAGACCAGCCCGCCTGTAGAAGTCAGCGGCACGCTCGTAGAGCTTGGCCGCTCTCCTCCAGTGCCTCGCGGACTGTGGACTCAGGTGCGGAGGCTGCGACACAAACTCGACGCAGTCGATGACGATCCGGTCAGCCTCGTGAATCCACGTATGCCGGAACTTGCCGAAATTCTGGTAGGTCAGTTTAGGGTCTCTCTTAGCCATGCCTCAGTCCCTCCGTGTTGATGGTGGCAGTGCCGCCCGGCGGGGGCGAAGTGCCGCCCGCCGGGTGAACACTTCCAGACTACACCGCGAGCAGCTTGTCTCCGATCTCGGTGTCGAGGACGCCGTTCAGGCGGATCGTCCGACGCTCGATCTCGCCGTAACTCTTGAGAGTTTCGGTGAACGCGTTCTGCAAGTTCCAGAGATTCCAGTCGCGGAACTCCGGGTGCCGGGGAGCCTCGAACTCAGCGATCACCTTGCTGATCGCCTGAGCCGGGATCGCGTCGGCCCGGAACGACCTCAGAACAAGGTCGTGGAGGTGAGCCTGAGAGGCCACTTCCGTTTCCTTGTAGAGAGCGATCCGACGCTCGACAAGCTGACGCTTGACGGTCAGCTTCTCGACCGCCTCGGACACGATCCGAGTCAGGCGAGACCGCAAGTGCTTCGTGTGCTTCGACGAGATCGTCACCTCGCCAGCGAAGGCGAGGTTATCGCACACGAAAACTCTCGAACCACAGCACACACTTGCCGCGAACGACTTGTCGTGGCTGTTGCGAAACCCGACGGTCAGGGCGTAGTCCGGATGCTCACCCGCAAGGGTGTACAGCCCGAAGAGCCGCAGTCCGTCCTTCGTCAGTCCGTAGTCGACCGACTTCGGGGACAGCCCCGTCCCGATCAACGACTTCTCGACCGCGTCGGCGATCTCGCCGTGAGCGATCGGAGTCCACGTATCCGTACCTTCAGGCGTGACGACGGAATCCACTTCCTCGCGAGTCGCTGCCTTTGCACCGCAATGAAGAACAAGGGTCATGTGCCTACTCCTTTTTGAAACGTGATTGAAACCAGTTGACGAATCCTACCTACCTAGGCCGTTAGTGTCAAGCTCTTTTCTTTGAGCCGATTTTGTACGGCCTCGCCACGAGAGAACCATCAATCCGCTTCCGGCGTCCTGCGATGTGCAAGACAGCGAAAGCACCATCCTTGTCGAGACACTCGATCCACTCGACCGCACCACGTCTCACGTGAGAGTGAAACGTGTAAGGCCCGTAACTCTTGAGCGGCAGCTTGCTGCCGTCGCTCGACTTCCAGTACGGCCCTCCTGAAGCCGTGAACCGATCGCCGCGATTGATTAATACTCGCTCGCTTACGCGATAGGAGTCTTCCCTGACTGTCTTCACTGTTTTGCTCCCTTCTGTCGTGGCTTGATCTGTACGTAGATCGCCTTCGGTGCAGTCTTGAAATACTTGAACAACGCCGGGCACAGCCACCCGTCCACTCCCAACGCATCCCACCGATACCAATAGCCACCAGCCTCAGCCCTACCGCGAGTCGCCACGAGTTGGTGACCGGGGAAGGCGAGATGCGAGAAGACAAGCGTGAACCGCTTCTCGCAGCCCTTGATTCCAGAGGCCAGCATTCCAAGAGCCACGTCGGCCCCGGCCACGAACGGCTCGCCTTCGAGGCCGACGCTCGGGTCGTCGAACACGAGACTTCCATGATCCCAGTAGGGGTGAATGACGTGAATCAAATTCTTGCTCACTGGTCGTCCTCCTTCGTCTCGCAGGTGATGAAGACGATCTGACACAGCCCACGAGGCTGGATCGTGATGTCGTCTCCCCATTCAGTCACGTCGCAGGGGACGTTCGTCAGACCGCACTCTTGCTTGGCCCGCCGCACAAGAGTTCTGCGACTGGCGTTATCCACCGCCTCGAACTCATGCCGGTTCACCCAGCCGTAGTTGGCCTCTCCGGCGAACGTATCCGTATGTTCAACTCGCACGTTCAACACTGGTCACCTCCTTAGAAGTAGCCGGGGTCGTCCGCGACGGCCCCGTCGTTGTCGTTCAAGAACTCCACCGCAGACTCGATGAACTGGATCGCCTTCACGCCGCACTCCATGCAGTCGGTCGTGCCGTCCGTCGTGAGGTGGCGGCACCCCGCGATCGACGAGATGTACCGGGGCGACCATCCGAAGGCCGACGCCACGCCCGGCGCGTCTGTGTCTTGCTGAATCAGGATCGAGCGAGACTCTGTCGAGTCCAGCACCTTGCAGATGCAGCCGGGGCAGTCAGACGTGTCTGCGTCTAGGACGATGTTCACTGGTAGCTCCTTCGCTGTTGGGGGTGGGATGGTAAACGAGTCCGTACAATTTGGTCAAGCCGCGACGAACGAGGCCTTCGTGGGCCGCTTTCCGAAGGCGAAGGCGGCGTCACTGTCGCTGCGGGTGAGAGCGGCCACGAACTTGATCCGCTTGCCGACGAGAGCCTCGCGGACCTCCTCGATGACCTTCGTGTCAACGTCAACCTCAGAGAACAGCGACGAAGGGGCGGTAGTCCAGACCTTCCAGCCATCGTCGGACTTGACCACGATCTTGATCGCGGTGCCGAACTGGCTCTGGTGTTCCTTGGCCGACAGCACCACGCCGGTTACCTCCACGCGGCCTTCGGGTGCCTTGACGCCAGCCTCAGCCAGACGGAGAGCCTCAGCACGCCGCTCGGCTTCCCAGCGGGCCTGCCTTTCGGCACGCTCGTCGAACTTCCTGAAGGAACGCTCGACGGCAGAAATCTGGGCTTCGCTGAGACGCCCGGTGTTGAGTGCCCGAACGCGGACGTCGCACAGGAACTCGCTGCCGTTGACGTCGCTGCCGCCGTCGAGGAGCCGGGCGATCGCCGGGTTTTCTCGGAGAGACGCCAGACGCTCGTCGCGGGTGGCCCGCTCGCGGTTGAGCTTAGAGGCCTTGCGGAGAGCCTGAAAATCGGCAGCGGTCTCGACACTGAAGCGGTTGTCAAGGCACTGCTCGCCGCAGTGGATGAACTGCTTGACGTCGTCGCGAACGAGCAGGGCGAAGTACCGGATGCCAGCCCCGCAGTGACCGCAGACGGACTTGCAGCCCCTGCCGCACCTGTAGCCACGTTCGACGAGCGACTTGATTTGGTCGCGGTACTCGCGGAGCGGGTCAAAGCCGCCGAGAAAAGCGAATGGCTCCGGACTGCCGTCGTAGCAGCCGTAGCAAGTGTAGAGGCTCGGGTCGAAGGCGGCTGAAGAGGGGGCGTGGACGTCGGTGCGAATGTTGCTCATTGTGTCGGCTCCGTTTTGGTTCGAGGTGTCGTTCGCGTCTGGGTGCATTATAGGACAACCTAGGCGGATTGTCAATAGGCAGAAAGCCCCTGAAAAACAAGGGCTTTTTGCTATGACACTATTTCTGCTTTTTTGCCGCCGCCGCTGCCGCCGCCCGCTCGTGAGGCATCACGTCTCGCTTGTACCCCTGCGGCCTCGCGCCGCGAACGGTGCCCGCCTTGCGACCGGCTTCCTTCTCGGCCTTGTATTTCTTGATCTCTTCGATGTCATACGCGGACGATTTCGGGCCTAGCGACCAACTCTTGATCACGCCACGCTCTGCGAGAGAGCGGACTTGACGCATTGAGCAGCCGATGATTTTCGCAGCCTCGCGAGTCAGCACGAGCCGAATCTCTGGAGGCGTAACTAGTGGTTTTGGCATGAGGGGTCTCCTTCTGTCTGGATTATCGCGTGAGATAGGAACAATGTCAACGAGTTCGTCGGCGGAACGATCGAGCCGGTCGAGGGAGTTGCCGGAGCCATTCCCAGAGACCTTCGAGGGAAGACTTCCAAGAGTCCATCTCGAACTCGCTCTCAGGCTCGCCGTCTTCGTTCAGCAGAACCTCGTAGACGGTCATGGTCACGTCTTCGGCAGTCACGTGAGCCGCAACTCGCGTGTCCGGGCCGTACTCGTGCGTGTCAACCATGATCTCGAAATACGCCTCATCAGACTCGCCGTTCTGTGGACCGGCAGACTCTGCGGAGATCAGGTCTTCAAACGGCAGGAGACTTGCCCGTGCCACCGTGAGCGACGGTGCAAACTCTCGCACGTACTTGAGGGGATCGTTGACTTGCTTGGCTACTGTTTTTTTCTTCTTCACTCGATTGTCCTTTCTATTGTGGAGATGGTATCCGTACTGTTGCGGTTAGCCAAGCGAATTATTTGGCTCCTTTGATCGCGTCGCGTGCAAAGTCGGCCATATCCATGTAGTCCTCTTCGTATCCGATAGCCTCCTCCCACAGCTTGACCAGCCGTTCGAGAGACTCGACGAGGTCCGGGCCGCTCGCGATCTTCTTCGCACGAGCGACGGCCTTATCGACCTTCGAGCCTTTGGCGTAGCCGCCTCGCTGCTCGACGGTGTCGGCGAGAGTCTTGAGAGTCTCGTTGCACGTCAACTTGCTCTTCATGCCTTGACCCTTTCTTTGACCAGAGAGACAAGTCTTTCGTATTCGTTCGTCTCGGCAGCGTGACCCCATAGCAAGCCCACGCCGACGAGATGCCTGTGCATCCAAGTGCGGACTGAGCCACAGATGCTGACCGGCACCCGCAGTCGCGGCGTGACTTTCGCATTCATATGGATGGTGCCCCGCAAGTGGTTGACGCAATCTTCCAGAAGTTGCTGATCGTCGCCCGTCATGTTGCTCACTGCAAGTCCTCCTTGATGATGCGTGCCGCCAGTTCCTTGCTCAACTCGATCCGGTCGGCGTCGTCGCCCTGCGACAGGTGGGCGCAAGACTCGATCAGGTCGGCGAGACAGGCCGAGAGCGTGTCTCGACACTTGCCGGGGTGAACGCCTTTGCCCTGACGCCGCGCCCGTCGGAGAATTCGCCGGATTGACGTCAAGTCCTCGACGCTGCGTCGAAGCAGATCGAGATTTTCGTAGGCGTGATCAGTCGTGATGAATTCGTTGCTCATGTCCCTGTCCTCACTTTCAGCGGAGACGCCGTGACGGTCAGTCCGTCGCGATCCTCGGGGTGCTTCTCGAAGAAAAAACGCAACGCATCGGTCTTGATCTGTGCCACGATCACCTCGTGGTGAACCATGAGCTTGACCAAAGCCCCTCGGAGGGTTCTTGTGTTGTGAGTCTTCCAACTACGGACTCTCCACTTCTTCATCTGTCAGCCCTCCCTTTGCTAATCGGTGTCTCTCGTTCTCCAAGCATATCGTCGAGTGATTCGTCGCACTTCTTGCAGACAAAGCCTCGCAGGCGATCGTCTCGCCCCAAGGAACGCCAGCGACCGTCGGCGTCTCTGCGGTGGCTCTGATGGTCGCCGTCGCAGTGTTCGCACTCCTGAGTCAGCCATTCGTAACCATTCATGCTCAGCCCTCCCGCGTGTAGTAGATGACGGTCTCGGGCGTGGTAGCGATGTCGCCACGGCTCGTGGTGACGCTCGACAGGTCGCGGGCGTAGTCCCAGATTTCAAGGAAGTTGCCGTCGCCGTTCTCGGCGTTGATCAAGTCTGGCGACGGGAAGACGAAGACGAACGCGTCGTCGGTGTCGGTCTTGCCGAGGTCTCGCAAGAGGCAAGTCTTGTACTTGCCCTTGGCAACGCTTCGCTCAAGTGCTTCAGGGGTGTAGATGGTGTTCACTGGTTTTCTCCTTCACTGTTGAGGACAGAAATGATCACGCTTGACTGATATCGGCACAGCACCGTCACGGCTCCGCCGAGAGTCTCGAACCCATTCGACAAACGCCCGGCGAATCCCCTCTCTGGGCGACTGCCAACAATCTCCCATCGTCGATCTGCACGCCAGTCCCGGTCTCCCCGGTGATGCTCGATCGCACCCAACTCGATGCCCTTGCACGTCACCGCCCAGATTTCGTCTTCCACCAGCCGGGCCTCGACGAGGCCACTAAAAAACTTGCGTGTTGCGTTCACTGGTCACCTCCTTTGGCTGCTCGGTACTTCTTTGCGCGCTGAGTCGCACCCGACAGAGTCTTGTAGCTGCCGACATACTGGTAGCCGTTGCCGTCATGCACTTCGAGGCAGAACGGCTTGCCGATGACTTCTCCAGACCTGATTCGGAAGTGCCCGGCGAGAGTGCCGTCGCTTCGGAACGCCGTCCAGCTTTTGATGTTGCTCACTGGTCGTCTCCTTCATTGATAGCCCGCCGCAGATCGCCCTCGAACACGTCGCCTCTCCACGAGTTGAGGCCGAACCTCACTCCGTCAGTCGCGAGCCTGTCCACAGACAGGACTGCACACCGGCCCACGCCGTCGAACAGAGTCGCCACGAACGTCTCTGGCTTGTCGTCAGGCGTGTGCTGGAACCGCACCGCCCAGAAGCCTTCCCCGGCAACGCCGTTGCGGTGGTAGGCCTTCTCGATGATCTTGATGTCGTTCACTGGTCACCTCCTTTTAACACAGGCGGACGTCGGCTGAACCACTCGACCGCTGCCGCCCAGACCTTCTTCTCCAGCGCGGCGTTGCCAGCCGCGATGTCGGGGATGCCCAAGCCAGACTCCGTCGTGGCGTTGATCCGGTCGGGGAACACGATCACGCTGGTGTCCTCGTCGATGCCCCAGTCTTCGAGAGAGAGTCCGCTCAGTTCGCACAGCTTATCCGCCGACATGCTGATGCCGATCTTGCGAAACTCTGCATCGTCGCTCTCGACGAACAGGTCTTCATCACCGCTGTGCCGCTCAAAGAACCCGGAGAGCAAGTATTCGCCTCGATCCCTGTTGCCGTCGACCTTCGCCCACTGGTCGCCCTGACGGTGGCCGATCTGGAGGCACGATATGGTCGCGTTGGGGTGCTGCTGCTCGATGAACTTGCGAATGGCAGCGAGCAACTTCTGCTCGTCATACGTGTCGCCGTTGTCGAACTGAAGGCTGGTCGGGCAGATTGAGATGCTGATGTTCACTGGTGAGTCTCCTCTGGTTGGTGGTGTTAGCAGTCACTCGCTGATCGCTTCCTCGATATCCGAAATCTCTTTAATGCACGAATCAAGACTTTTGGTCGTGATGACTTGCCAGCCGCATCGTGTCCACGTCCATCGACCGTTGGCTGTGGCGTCTTCTCGCTCCGCCGTGCTGGGCACCTCGTGGTTCGATAGCCTAAGCCGCTCGCCATCCTTGGAGTAGTAGACGCTGCCGCGAGTTGAGGTCTCGACAGTCCAGCCAAGTCCGACTAGGTGACCGTGGATCGGTCGCAGCCGGGCGTCGGCCTCGTAGCCGAATCGGTCGTGGCGAGTGAGCGATTCATTGCTCAGCGAAAACTCTGCGGAGGCGACCAGCCGGTCGAGCATTGCTTCGGCGTTGTGGAGTGGGTCCATTGCTTCGTCTCCTTCGGGCTTGGGGTGATGGTTGATTCAGGACAGGCCGTAAACCTTCTTGGCCTTCTTGAGAAGAACCTTCTTGACGATCGACTCGTGCTGGGGGCTAACGCCGTCGAGGTGCAGCTTGGCGGCGAGGAGCCGGTCATGCACAAGCTTCCGCTGCTTCGGGGTTGCGATGCGGAGGAACTGCTTGTACTCGCCTGCCCAGTAGTAGGCGAGGCCGAGGTAGTCGGGCGTGCCGATGAGCGTCGAGTCGAGAGCGTCGAGTCTCGCATAGGCTCGGCTGGTAACTGGCAGGCTGTAGTTAAGGGCGATGTCTTTCACTGGTGATCTCCTCGTGGTTCGCTGTGTCTCGTCTCGACCCCTGCATTATAGGGCAACGTAGGCCGATTGCAAGGGGTAAATCTGCCGCTATGACACAATTCAGAAATGCCCTATTTTTAGGGCACTTTCGAGCAATTCCGCAATTGCCCTCGAAAGTGGACAGTCATGTTTTGGCCTCCTCCCAGACGGGGACGGTGACGCCGTAGTAGCCGTCGTTGTGAGCCGCTGGGTAGCCGTCCGCCCACCGCCAGACCTGTACCCTCTCCAGACCCACCAGCCGCAGCCGATCGACGTCTACGGGCACGTCCGGGCCTCCTGAACACGAGACTCGTCCCCCGGCCCGGAACGTCCGGGCGTTGAGGGTCGCAGCCCCGTCTCCGCCCAGCATTGCGAGTCCCTCCGGGGTCTTGACCAAGTCTCCGGCGCGAGGCTCCCTGATCCCGCCGATCGACACGCTTGGGTGGCCGATCAGATCATACGGCGACAGGCCGTAGACGTGCTGGACAAACGCCGACGCGTCCTTCTCGTTCGCGAACCACTCGATCTCATGTCCGTCGCGAGTCACGACGGAGACCGCTCGTTGAATCACACTGTTGATGGTCATGCCTTCTCCTTCGCTGAGGTGTCTTCGATCCACTTGCACGCCCGCTGAATCAACTGCCTCGCCCTTGCCGCCTGAAGCTTCTCCTCGCGGTCGCCGCCGTAGGCCGACGTGTAGAGGCCTGCCACGTCGATGATCTCCCTGATAAGGTCGAGCCGATCGCCGGGCACCAGCACGTAGTCTCGCTCCGTGATCATGTCGCAGAGTTCAACTGCCGACGGCTGGCGGTCGTCCGCCGCCGGGCCGTGTGCGTAGGCGATCCAGTTCGCTGAGAGTCGGAATGGTTTCACTGGTTTACCTCCTTGTGCTGGCTGACTCGCTGATCCCAGTCCTTGCGAAGAATTGCGTACAGCTTGGCAAGTGACCGCTGCTCTGCGGCAGACGTTTGCAGCCACCCGTGAGACTTGAGGTAGTTCTTATGCCGGTCTCCCGGCTTCTCGGCATCACGTTCGACCTTCGCGACAGGCTCTGCCTGCCACTCGTACTTCCCTGCCGGAACAAAAAACGCTTCGAGGTCGCGAGTGATCAGGTAGCAGCCGACGCCTTCCTCTCGCGAGTACGAGAAACGAATGACAAGCTTGCCACGGCAGCAGAACTTGCCGTTCCTCTTGACTGGCTTATAAAACCGTAGGTGTGTCTTCACTTCAGCACCTCCTTCGTCTTGAGAGTGACCTGTCGAAGCTGGACTTGCGCCACGGTGGCGAGTCTCACGAGTTCCTTGTTCACGACGATGAAGTCTCACCTCTCTGGTAAGCGGCTTGGATGTCTGCGGGGGTCAGCTTTTTCTCTTCCAGCAACTGGTACACAGCCGCAAGACAGAGATACTCGATGGTGGTCTTTTCGAGACTCGCAGCCTCGCCAAGAGTCTCGGGGACGATCGGCTCTTCTGTCTCGGGTTCATCCGAGAATGCCCTGTTCTTGCAGACGACAGGTCCGCACACGATGGGCCAGTAGAAAATGTTCTTGTTCACGGTGTTCCTTTCAGGTGATGGGTAATGAAGTCCGTACTATCAGTCGATGATGTCCCACTGGCCGACGCTGTTGCCGTTCACGTCGCGGACGAAGCCGCTGCCGTTCACCGGAGCCTCGCCCGGCGTTTCGAGAATCCCCCCTGCTGTCTTAAAGAGGCACCGGGCGATCTCTACCTTGCTCTGGAGGGCATCGTTGTCGAGGTTGATTTTGATGATGAGTTCCACGGGTTGGGTTCCTTTCGGGGTGATGGGCGAGAGAGTCCGTACTACTGGCTGACGGCGATCCGCTTCGACGCGCGCTGCTCCTGAAGCTTTCTGATTGCCTGAATCACGATCCACTTGCCCTGCGACGACAACTCGAAGTACCGGGCGTAGAGCCTGTCGATGCCCTCGACTGCGTCCTTAATGCTTGGCTCCCAGTCTCCATCAGACTTGCCGCCGGGAGTGACTCGATAGCCTTGCGGAGTCTTGCAGACGTTCCACGTGCCGTGAGGGCTGATGAAGCTTCGCTTGATCTCGAAGCCACGGTAGCTCCACGTCAGGCGGTCGATCTTGGTGGCTTTTGTCTTCACGGGTTGGGTTCCTTTCGGGTGAGGGTATCCAGACTAAAGGCTGGCGAGATTTCTGTAGTGGTCAGCGATCAACTTAGAGGCCTCGCGGGCAACGAACACGATCCGCTGGGGGGAGATCGAATCGTCCTGATCCTCGATCCACCTCGTGACTTGACCAAGAGCAATGCACCAACAGGTATCGATGCTCAGAACGCCGTTGCTCCTGTTGGTCGCGTATTTGATGGCCGCTTCTGCGACTCGTTGCTGGCTGTTCTTCACGGGAGTCTCCTTGAGTCTTGGGGGTGGCGAGTGTATCCGGACAATTCAGGCGGTGACAATAGATCAAGAGCCGAGGAGGAGGTGGAGAACCTTGACGCCCTTGGCGTCGACTGTGGCGACGATGGCACCCTCGAAAAAGTCGTGATGGTAGTCGAGAGTCTTGGCTTGGCTTCGCTTGGCTTCGCCGAAAAGCTTCCGCCACGTCGGACTCTCGATCACCGGGCCGCGATACTTGCGGCTGTCTTCGCCGCCGAAGAAGTCGTCGGCATCGACATTCACGCGACACTTGCCCTTGAACGCGACCTCAGACTGACTGGTCTGCTCGTAGGCAGTGCCGTCGGCCCAGTGCCGGATGACTTTCTTGGTGCCCTTCTGGTCAACGCTGTATTGCATCATGTCTCCTTCGTGTTGGTCTGGGTGAGTCTCGCGACCGCACCGTCGATGTCGAACTCTTGGCCGTCGATGCTGAATCGAGCGGCCCCGTAGCTTTTCGGAACGTACAAGACCCATGTCTTGGCGATCCGCTTCAGCGTGCCCGCCGGGGCGGCTGCGAGTTTTTCGAGTTGCTTGGTGATGTTGCTCATGGCTGCATTATAGGTTTACCTAGGCGGATTGCAAGGGGGAAAATCCTGCTATGACACACGATTTTTTAGGCCTGTTTTTCAGGGGTTTTCATGCAATCTTCGCAGGGGCAGGGTTCTGCCCACCGGACGGCCTTCGCCAAGTCCTCGACGGTGTACTCGTGGCAGGCGTGGCTATCGGCGAGCGTGCAACGCCAGCCGGGCTTGAGATAGGCCCAGATGCCGTTGCCGCCGCCGTCCTCAGAGCCGTCGCCGGGCACTCGCTCGTCGCGGACGGACTCGACCTTCGGGCTTCGTTTGATGGTTGCGATTGTCTTCATTCTTGCACCTCCATCGCTTCAGTCCAGTATTGCCGCACCAACTCCTCGACGAGACGGATGCGACGATCCGACTCTTTGCGATCGATCGCCCACTGCGATTGATCATGGTAATCACGCCCGTTGGGAGTCGCCTCTCCCATGAGCCGCTGAGCCGCTTCGAGAGCGTTGGCGACTGACGCCAGAGCGTCAGCCATCCGGTCACGAGGCGTCCCTGCGAACGATGTCGTCGGTTTGATCTGGTGCATCACGTCTCCTCGCTTTCCTTGATGAGTGTTGATTCAGCCCAAGCCACGACGTCCGTTCCGAACGGCAGTCGAGGCACGCAGATGTTCAGCTTGTAGCCATCAGACACTTGCTGACCCCGGTAGAACACCGAACGCTTCGCAAGACCAACTCGAACCACCGCAGCGTCAAGTGCCTCGCGGAGTGTTGCGTGAGAAGACTTTGTCTTCCACTTGCCCCACTTCATGCCGCCTCCGCCTTTGCAGAACGGATTGCGGTACGTTCCCTGAAACTGCTTCTCCTTAACGATGAACTTCGCAGCCATCACTGCCTCCCTTCCAGATCAGAATCGTCTCGCCCTCGCCCGGCCACGCTGGCTGGAAACCGAGAGATGATGAACTGGTTGGTGCTGGTTGCGTTCACGGGAGTCTTCTTGCTTTAGGGTGATGGTATCCAGACAATCAATGAGTCGCCAGAGCGTCAATCTCTTCCTGCGAAATCTCGACTCCGGCTTGGTCGCAAATCCACTTGATCTCTTGGAGCAGTTCGCGGTTGTCGAAGTCGTAGCTGCGGCAGGCCGGTCGAGTGCTGATGCCGTTGTCTGTTTTCACGTCGTGAGGCCTGCTGTAATCCGCACGCAGGCCGTACTTCTCGATGATCGAAAAGCAAAGCCGCCGCAGGCTGCTTGGATGGCACAACGCGAACACGAGCCGATCGATGTCGAGCGGCTGGTTGGCAGACTTGAGCAGCACGTGAGTTTCGTGAATCGCACTGCCGTCGGACTTCAGGGAGCCGTGAACGCCGTACACCTCGACGCGAACGCCAGACGACTCGATCACGTCGATCGCCGCAATCGCGACGGCACCTCGCGAAAAGATGGCTGAGTGCGACACGCTGCCGCTGACTCCGATATTGACGTTGATACGAACGACACGATTCGAGGACGAATCGTCGGAGACTCGCACTCCGAAGCACTCCGGCTCCCCGGTCAGGAACCTGCCGACGTCCACGTACTCTCCGAAGACGTCATAACCGATCGACTCCGCACGTCGAGAAACCAGAGACTGGACCGCCGTCGCGATCTTTGCACGAATCTGCTGAACGCGGTTCACGCCGTCTTGCCAGCCCTCGCGAGCCAGCTTCGCAGCCTCGCCAAAGCTTGACGTGCCATAGAAGCTTTTGTCGCCCGTACTGTGACCGCCGCAGCTTCCGCTGTACGAGACGATGCTTGCGGCCTCGACGAACGACTCCCAAGAATCAAACTTTGCAACTGTGTTTTTCACTGGTATGTCTCCTTGTGGCTTCTGAGTATAGGCGGATGTAGGACGAAAAGCAAGGGACGCGTATCCGTACTATGACAGGCTCTTGGCGATCGACTCGACCTTCGAGCGGGTGTCGCGATCACAATACTTCCAGATGCACGCATCGAGCGTGTCATCGACGCTGAAGCCGCCGTCGCGGATCAGGGAGACGCCGTTGAGGACGCACCGGGCACCGGCAGACAGGCGGACGCCGTCGCCAAGCTGGCCGACGGCTGCGATGATGCGAGCGGCAAACTCAGAGTACCGGCAGACGCTGGTCTCGACGTCGGCGTGCGGCCTGAAGTTGACGACGGCGGGCTTCGGCAGGAACCGCAGGGTCTCGGCGGGGATGCGAGCCTGAGCGGCAAGGATCGCCGGATCGGTCTGCCAGAGCAAGACAACGAAGCGGTCAAGCGAGGCCTCGTCCAACTGATTACGCCCCACCAACTTGCGGTTGCCGCCCTGACCGACGGTGTTCGCTCCGGCGATCACCTTGAAGTCGGGGTGCCGCTCGACCGTGCCGTCAGGGAATCCGACGTATCGATTTGCGAGAACGCTGTTGATCGTTACCAGAACCGCCGGGGACGCCGCGTCGATCTCGTCGATCAGGAGCAGACCACCATGCTCGAAGGCCTCGCGGATCGCTGTGCGGACGGCACGACCGTGGGCATCGTTATAGCCGGTCAGCTTGGACTCGCCGGTCTGCGGTCCGCAGGAAACCGGATGAAGCTTCAGGCCAAGGTCTTCCGCGACTTGTTCGCCAGCGGTCGTCTTGCCCGTGCCCGGAGGGCCGTACAGCCAGACGTTGTTGCCGCTCTTCAAGGCACGGAGAAGGGCGGGGTAGTTGGCATGGCGGACGCCGACGGCGGGCAGAGGCGAGACAGGTGGCCTCTCAACCGGCTTGACGGCGGGCGTCGGCTCGCCGCGATCGTTCTCCAGACCGGCCACCCAGAGGGTGATGCCACGGCTGCTCTTGACGACTTCCTTGCCGCCGGGGCCGGTCAGCGTGAAGCGGCGGGAGTTGTACCCGCGATCGGTATGGACGATCGAGATCGAGTCGATCGTGAAGTTCCGTCCATCGTCGAGGCGGACGATCGTGCCGACGCGATAAGACTTCCATGCGGGTGCTGCGAGAGTTGTGTTGATCACTGGACGGCTCCTTCGTTGAGGGGTGATTTCGACTGTGCCCCTATGATAGGCCTACGTAGGCCTAATGTCAAGTGTCAAGTGTCTGCTATGACACAAATGGCAAAAAAGCCTAGTTTCCTAGGCGTTCAAGCACGCCCGCAAGAATCGGGTGGCGGACAATTCCAGACGAGTCAAACCGGAAAACGGTGACCCCCGGCAGGCCTTCAAGTTTGTTGACTACCGTTCCGAGAGCCTGTTCGTGATTGCGAAGATCGCTCTGCGAGAGGTCTCCGGTCAGGATCATCTGCGAGTCTCGGCCTAGTCTCGTGATGACAAGCTTGAGTTGGCTGAGCGTGCAGTTCTGAGACTCATCGACGACGATGATCGAGCGGTTGAACGTGCGTCCTCTCATGTAGGCGAGAGGTGCCACTTGCAGCATCGCACGCATCTGCTCGCGACGTCGGCCAGTGCGACCGGCCACCGCATCAAGAGCGTCGTGGATCGGCAACAAATACGGAGCGGCTTTTTCCTCGAACGTACCGGGCAAGAATCCAAGACTCTCGCCAGCCTCGACGATCGGACGCGTCAAGATGATTCTCTCGAACCGTCCGTCGGCTACGCACCGTGCGGCGTATCCGCAGGCGAGGTGAGTCTTGCCCGTACCAGCCGGGCCGATAAGAAAAGAGATCGACGAGCGAGACATAGCCTTGAGGGCAGCGTCTTGCTGTCGGTTGAGCGGCGTGACCTCGACTTCGCGAAGCGGCTCGATGACGATCGGCGGCTTCGGTCGAGACTTTTTCACTCGTTTTGGCTTGGGCATCTACGTTCATTTTACGGACGACGGCTGTGGACCCGGAAGATGTCATTCGCCGTACATATAACTCTCGTCTCTCGACACGTCCCAGTCGCCCCCCTCGCACCGATAGACCTCAGTCTGGACGCGATAGCCACGACTCCGGGGGTTGGGCTTGCCGCCAACGAAGTACGCGTCCGTCCACGCGATGCGATTGGTTGGCAACGCGCAGAGATTGCCGTTGTCCAACGCGATCACGTGCGCACACTTATTCTGTTCAGGATTCAGCGTGAAGCCCGGACGCTCTTGAGTCTCGGGGAGCCAGTCCACGGTGAACAGGTAGCGTCCATTCTGCGAACCGCTTCGCGTGTACGCGATGCACCTGTGATCGCGAAGAAGGTCAAACACGTGAACGATCGGACGAGCAGAGAAACAGTCCCACAACTGGCAGTCACCTAAGCTCATCTCGACCGCATCGGGACGCAGAGCGATGGCGTGGATCGGGACGCCGCGATAATGCGCACCGCTGATCATCAGGCAATGAAAAGCAAGGGCACGACCGCCGACGCTCTGAATCGCGAATGCGTAAGCCTCTTCGACGCCGCTCGAATCGGCGATATGAGGGAGTCGCACCCAGCATCGAAGGGTTGGGATGTCGGCGTTCAAGAGAGTCGCTCCAGAAGCTTGCGGAGCGTGGCGGATCGGTCGCTCCACAATCCGGCAAATGACTGACGGCCATCGCACGCGACATTAAGACTCGCTTCAACATCACACGCCGACACAGCCATCGTGATCGCCTCCCGCTCCTCGTCGGTCAGCGCACACTCTTCCTGCACACTACCCTCGCTGGGTGTCGTGTCCCGATTCGTATTAGTGTTCGCGCGTTTCTCGTCGCTTTTCTCATATGACTGGCTCTCCCGTTCCGGCCGCAGCCTGACGAGCAGCGATCGCATTACGCCGTAGACGCTCATGCTGGCGATTCTGCCGTCCTCGACCACACACTCGATCGCATCGATCTCGGCCTCGGACATGGCTTCATCCAT